TATTGATTACAATACGATGGCCAATTTGATTGCGAATAAATCAAAAGTGCTTATTGTAACCAGTAACAATGCAATTACATCAGTACCGTATACTCTTAATAGTACAAACGCAACGAATGCCGCAGATATTACTGCTGATATGGTGGTTATTAATTCAACACTTGAAACACCGTCTGCTCAGACAAGTGATTGGACTGTTAACACTTCTGCGGGACAAGCAGTAATTAGTGGTAGTGTTGCATCACCAGGAACAAAGGTAACTTTATATCTTGCTGTTAAAAAGAGTTAAATAATATGAGATTTGTACAAGAAATTTCCGTATTTAATCCAAAAGCAATAGACCGTGCTGTTATAAATCTCAGTACAGATATCACGCAAACCGCAGATGAAATCCGGTTAGAGGCACAGCGGACTTATGCTACGCAAGACCAAACTCGTGCTTTGATATCAATCAAAGCAGACGAAATTCTTTCAACTGTGAAAGATACATATGTAGACGGCACTACGTTCCAGTCCGCAATCAGTCAAACGCCGCACTCAATAGAACTTACCGTATCCAACAGTGGCGTTATCAATAAGCGAGGAAGCACATCGGCGGGAATCAAAATTACCATGAAAGACGCAAATGGTAACACGGTTGCTTCCACTGACACAGCATCAATATACATCAATGGTAGCGTGGTCTTCACTGGCGACCTTGGTGAAAGCGGAACTACAACGGTAAACGGCGGTAGAATCCACGGCGGCACTTTAACGCTTGGCGGTAACAACAACGGCAACGGTGTATTAAGCATCGTAAATTCCAGTAATTCACAAATCGGCAAGTGGGATAAAGATGGCATCACAATTTCTTCTGGTGTTATCAAACTTGGTAGCAAAACAAGCCTTACAGACGGTAACACTGGTCTTTACATGAGTTCTGGCGGTATTGCGCTTGGCAAGTCGAACACATTTAAGGTTACCGACCAAGGCGTATTGACAACCACAAACGGTATCATAGGTTCTTCCGCAACTGCGGCGAATGTGTGGCATATCGGTGGTGGCTCTAGCGGAGCAAACAATCGTGCGTGGATATATTCGGGAAACAAGTCTATTCTTTCATCGAAAAACGCAGGTATCTACATCGGCACAGACGGCATTGAAGTCCGAGAAGGTTCTGGCGCGGCTAATTCGTGGACAAGGATTGTCGGTGGCGTTACCGAAACAACTCAATTAAAAATTTATGATGGCGGCGGCACTAGATACGGCACAATGGTTATAAGTGATGAAACAAGAGATATGCCATCTGAAGCGGGACAGTACTTCCGAATTGGCTTTTCAAACGGAATTGTAACTGGTGCAAGTGGTGAAGACCGTGGCGGCAACATTTTCTTGAATCGAACATGGTGCTACAACAATCTGTATGCTAGGAGAGATGTCACATTTGGTGATAACGATGAGCCGGGAAGTTCAGACTATGGCAGATTTTACTTGTACCAAAACGGAACGTACTACGGCTCGTGGAACAACGGTTCTGATAGGCGATTGAAGAAGAATATTAAGCACATAGACCCGAATGCGGCAAAGGCATTCATTATGGCTCTAAAACCTTCGGAATATCAGTTAATCAAGAACAAAGACGGTAAGTGGCATCATGGCTTTATTGCGCAAGAAGTTAAGGAAATTGGATGGGATGGACTAGTCGGATGTGATGAGCAAAATGACAATATGCTGTCACTAGCCTATACAGAATTCATCGCCGACCTAATCGCAACCGTCCAACTGCAACAGCAAGAGATAGATGCACTGAAAGGAGTTATAAATGGATAAACCAACAACAGTACGCAGACAAGAATTTATTGATTCGCTTGTAGAACTAATAAATAACTCAGGACTTCCTGCATTTGTAATTAGTCCAATAATCGAAGACACATTACAAAAAGTTCTTGCTTTAGAACACCAGCAATATGAGCAAGACTTAGAAGCATGGGAATGGGAGCAAAAGAAACAGCAAGAAAACAATGATGCAGATTTATGATTTTACCGTACCGGAATTAGATAATTTTAGAAATTTATGTAATTTCTCAGATGATGAAATGGCATATTTTAATTTACGTGCTAAACATAAATCAAATGTACAAATAGCATTAGAATTAAATGTATCAGAATCACAAGTATCTAAATTGGCAAAACGTGTAAAATCTAAAATAATCAGAGTGGTGTAAAGTTAAAAATCATACAATTTTTGTACAAGAACCGTGTAATTTGCACGGTTCTTTTTTATTTACAATTTAATATAAAGAAAGGAGCACTAAGTGATGCTAGACATTGGAATTGCATTAAACAACATAATGCATGAGGAACAATGTTCGCCGCTTGGTGCTCTTTTTATTTTGTCTGAGACAGGTGAAGATTATGGCTTACATTTTTTACAATCCGAATCCGCAGAGAAAACTAGTAGGAGATTGTGTGATTCGTGCAATTTCCAAATTAACAGATAAAGATTGGGAAGAAACATATCTTGGTGTAATTTTACAAGGTTTTATGATGCATGATATGCCATCTTCCAATAATGTGTGGAGCACATATCTGCAAAAAGAAGGTTATCATGTAACAACACTTCCTGATACGTGTCCGGACTGTTACACTGTCAAAGATTTTTGTGTAGACCATCCTCAAGGCAAATATCTTCTCGCTATAGGGACACACGTTGTTGCCGTAGAAGATGGAAATTATTTTGACACTTGGGATTCTGGAGATGAGGTTCCTATTTATTATTGGGAAAGGAGATAAAGATGGCAATTTATAACAACGGTTTTCCCGTTACTTATCCACAAATGTATCCTCAATATCAATATCCACAGTTTACTCAACCAGTTGTAAATCAAACACAACAGCAGAATCAGCAGAACAATTCAAGCATATCTTGGGTACAGGGTGAGGCAGGAGCAAAAGCATATCCAGTTGCCGCAGGTAATACTGTAATGCTTCTTGATAGTGAAGATTCGGTATTTTATTTGAAATCAACAGATACAAGTGGTATGCCACAGCCTTTAAGAATCTTTGAATTTAAGGAACGCACGAATCAAACAAATTCACAGCCTCTTATTCAGCAACCGAACATGGATAATTATGTCACGTGGGATAAGTTAGAAGAACGACTTTCTCAGTTAATTAATAAACGACCTCAGCAGAATCAACAACATAGTGATAAGTATGTGAAGACAAAGAAAGAGGTGACAAATGAATAATCCACTTCAAAATTCATCTATCGGTAATACAAATCAAATGAGTAATATGTTCAATTCGTTTATGCAAAATCCCATGCAGTTTTTAATGCAGAGAAAAATAAATATTCCTCAGCAATATCAGAATGACCCACACGGCGCTGTCCAGTATTTATTGAATAATGGACAGATGCGACAGGAAGATTTTAATAGACTTTCGCAAATCGCAAATCAAATGGGAGTCAAGCTTAATTAGTATGTAGAAGGTCAAGTGCGCATAGACTTTTCGGCATAAATAAAATTAATGAAAGGAAAAACGTTATGAGTTTAGTTGACAACGGTACTGGAAATGGCATGATTATGCCAGTATCACCCATGTACGGCGGTGGCTACGGAGGCGGCTTTGGCGGTTTCGGTGGCGACGGTTGGTGGGTAATTCTTTTCCTGTTTGCTCTGATGGGTAACTGGGGCGGATTTGGTGGAGGATTTGGAGGCGGCTGTAATGACGCTGTGCTTCCTTATATGTGGAACACACAGACACAGAATGATGTTAACAGAGGTTTTGATACAGCAGGTATTACAAGCCAGCTTAGCGGAATTCAAACTTCCCTCACCAATGGTTTTGCAAATGCTGAAATTGCTGGATGCAATAGAGCTATGGATGCTATGCAAACTGCCTACAACAATCAGATTGCAAGCATGAATCAGAGATTTGCTGATTCTCAAGCCCTTAGCGGACATCTGAATGATATTTCTATGGGTCTCCAGAATTGTTGCTGTGAAAACAGAGCCGCAGTTGCAGACCTGAAATATACAGTTGCCACAGAAGCTTGTGCTGATAGAGCCGCTGTAGAGAACGCACTGCGGGATGTGCTTACTGCTCAGACTGCTGGTATTCAGTCTATTAAAGACCAGCTTTGCCAGGATAAGATTGATGCAAAGAATGAGCGCATTCAGGAACTCCAACAGCAACTTAATATGGCTACTCTGCAAGCATCTCAAACCGCTCAGAATAATCTTATTACACAAGGATTTGCGAACGAGGTTGATGCTCTTTATAACAGACTCAATACTTGCCCTGTTCCTACAACTCCTGTATACGGTCGTACACCTATTTTTACCTGCAACAATAACAGCGGTTGCGGATGCGGTTACGGCGGCTTTAACGGCAACTTCTGATAAGGAGGTTCGTTATGGCAGAGTTTACTTATAATCCAATTCAGTTGGTACAACCCAATCAGCCTGTAATACTGAATACAAGTATTGCTTGCAACCGAGGATATGTACTGCATAGAAACGAAAGTGGAATTGTAACTCTCAGAGGTATTGTAAATAACAACTTTGGTTGCTTTGCAAGATACCAAGTTACATTTAATGCGAATATTGCAGTTCCTGAAGATGGAACAGTTGGTCCTATCAGTGTTGCAGTTGCGTTAGATGGTGAACCTATTCTTACTAGTAGAGCGATTGTTACACCTGCGGCCGTTGATGAATACTTTAATGTGACATCGACTGCAATTATTACAGTACCGAAAGGATGTTGCTTCAACGTATCTGTAGAGAACACATCCACAGCACTCGACCCGGCAACGACACCTGCACCGCCGATTAACGTGCAAAACGCTAATTTGGTTGTTACTAGGATAGCTTGAGAAAGGAGGACGCCAGATGAAAGCACTTAATGATTTAAAAGAAATGCTTGAAGATGAAATCAAGAAGATTACCAAAAAGGGCGATATCACTCCTCAAGAGCTTGATAGTATGTATAAAGCTACAGATATTATCAAAGATATTGAAACCATTGACGCAATGAAAGAATATGGCGAAGATGCAGAAATGTCTGAAGATAAATATTCTCAGCGAGGCGGAAGTTATCGTACTAACGGCAGAGGCATGAATTATTCACGTAACTATTCTCAAAATGATGGTTACTCTGAAATGATGATGCCTAGATATATGCCGTATGCATACGGTCCTGTTTGGAATCAGAATCAACCTGATATGCAGGAAATGAATATGATGAATAAACAAGGTCAGCGTGGTAGTTATGATTACTCTAACGCCGGCAGACAAGGACGTGATGGAGACGGTGACGGTCAATACAGCGAAGACGGTGGAAGCTACAGACGAGGAAGAGACGCAAGAACAGGTCGATATGTAAGCAGAGATGGTGGGTCTTATGACGATTCTTCTTACAATTCTTACAGACGTGGCGGAAGATACAGCAGACACACTGAAAAAGAACGCATGATTGAAAAGCTTGAAACCATGATGGATTCAGCATCGTCCGAACGTGAACGACAAGCAATTATGAAATGCATTGATGAATTACAAGATTAATTAATTTATTAGTGTATTTCAAGATGGGAGCGCAGAAATGCGCTCTCATTTTTATTTAAGGAGAAATTATGATGGATATTAGATTAATTAATGAAATAATAGATGATTTAGAAACTGGTGAGACTACTTTTGATAATGTAAAAGAACTTTCTTCTTTATATGTTGTGCGTGACCATCTTTTACAGCCTACGAATAATGTAGAGTCTGAACTTAACGATATCTTACCGACTTATAAAGAATATTGCAGAGTGAAGCGAAACTATCAATTAAACGGAACTTCTGATGATATTGTTATCAGAAGATTAAAAGATGTATGTTCCGAAATAGAAGGGTTTATACAGATATTATATAGCAGTACAGATATGAATAAAGAAAGAAAACAGATAGAAAAAATGCTTGAATCTTTACAGAAAAAGTTTTTACAAGAAACCAGTTGACACTATTATAAACGTGTTATATAATGTTCACATAGAAAACAAAAACACAGAAACGATAAACAGGAGAAAAACATGAAAAACGTAAATACACTCTTACAGGACGCAAAAGACATTCTTGATGATTTAAATATTCCTTACGGAACAATTTATCAGGTAACAGTAAACAGCAGAGCAACTGGAAGATGGGGAAGATGTACAAGACATCCTAGATATAATAATTATACAATCGAAATTTCTTCCAGACTTCTTAAAGATGATGTAAGCTATGAGGCGGCAATGGATACGATGATTCATGAACTGCTCCACGCATATAAAAACAGAATGTGCCATACAGGCGATTGGAAGAAATGTGCAAATATAGTAAATACAAATTATCCGCAATACAACATTAAGAGATGCACAAGTGCTGAAGAAAAAGGAATTACTCTTAATGTTTCAGCTTATAAATTTAAAATAACTTGTAAAACTTGCGGAGTAGTAAGTTATACAAAAAGAGAAACAAAAGTAGTTAAATTACTCAAAAGAGGTTCGACCGCTTGTACTTGCAGAAAATGCAACGGACACACATTCAAAGTAGAGGAGATATAAAAATGATAAACATTAACGTAGCAAACTCAAAAAACTGTAATGGTGATTATTCTTTATTTATCACATTCGATTATGATAATAAGATTGTTAATGTGATTAGAAGTCTTCCCACAAGATATTGGGATAAGAACACAAAAACTTGGGAAACTCCTTTTAAATATCTTGGTGAAGTTCTCAGCAAACTTTCCGAGTATGAATTTGATATTACAGGTCCTGGAATTCCTCAGAAGAAAGAAGAAAAGACACCTGAAGGGTTCCAGTTTAAAACTACTCCTTTTCAGCATCAGATTGATGGATTTAATTACGGTTTGAATAATGATAGATGGTTACTCGGTGATGAACAGGGACTTGGCAAGACTAAACAAGTCATTGACATTGCTGTAGCCAAGAAACTCCAGAAAGGATATAAACATTGTCTTATCATCTGTGGTGTTAATGGTCTGAAATGGAACTGGGTAAATGAAATTCATACTCATTCTAATGAAGAAGCACACATTCTTGGTCAGCGTACAAAGAACGGCAGAACTGTTATCGGAAGCACGGCAGATAAAATTGCTGATTTAGATGCATTAAAATCAATTTCTAGCTACTTTATCATCACAAACGTAGAAAGTATTAGGGATGAACAGATAGCGTCTAAAATCGCAAAATATTGCGATTCTAAAGAGATTGGAATTGTTGCTATTGATGAAATTCACAAATGCAAGAATCCTAGTAGTCAGCAAGGTAAGGGTATTCTGAAAATTAAATCTGAATGCAGAATTGCAATGACCGGAACACCACTCATGAACAATCCACTTGATTTATATATCATCCTTAAATGGCTTGGTTATGAAAAGCACGCTTTTTATAGCTTTAAGAATCATTATTGCGTAATGGGTGGTTATGGTGGATATGAAATCATTGGTTATAAGAATCTGAATGAATTACAGAGTCAGCTTGATGATGTTATGCTTAGAAGATTAAAGAATGATGTTCTTGACCTTCCTGAAAAAATTAACATCAATGAATACGTTGAAATGACTCCAAAGCAGGCACAGATTTACAAAGAAGTTACAGCAGATATTAAAGCAAATATTGACCAAATTAAAATGCAGAACAATCCGCTTGCTGAACTTATCAGAATGAGACAAGCAACCGGATACACAGGAATTCTTTCTTCTATCGTTAAAGAATCTGCAAAGCTTGACAGAATGGAAGAACTTGTTGAAGAAGCTGTACAGAATGGAAAGAAAGTCGTTATCTTCTCTAACTGGACACAAATGACCGATGCTATTTGTGAAAGATTTAATGACGTAAGAACACATAATTATGATTATGCGCTTATTACAGGTCAAACAAATGATGCAGATAGACAGGCTATTGTAAATAGATTCCAGAATGATGATAATACAAAAGTTATTATCGGAACTATCGGTGCTATGGGTACCGGTCTTACTCTTACAGCAGGTACTGTTGAAATCTTCATGGATGAGCCTTGGAACAGAGCGAACAAGGAACAGGCTGAAGATAGATGCCATAGAGTTGGAACAACTGAAAACATCACGATTTATACATTGATTTGCAAAGATACCATTGATGAAAGAATTAATGAACTGGTAGAAAAGAAAGGTGCTCTTGCAGATGCTCTTGTTGATGGTAAGGTGGTTGCAAATAAGGAAGAAGTGCTTGATTTTCTGCTTAGTTAATATTGACTTTTATAAATTATGTTATATAATATTAGCACAAAACAGAAAGGAGTTAACGATGTGAATAACGAAAAAACATTAAATGCACAAGAAGTTGCATTGCTAGTCGGTTGTTCTGTATATATGCTGAACGTTTGGTATAAATGGAAAAAACTTCATCCTGAGCACGAACTTGCTAAACTTCTGCCTGATTATACTCAGGCAGGAGGACGGCAGACACGTTATTGGAAAATGGATGATGTTTATAAGATTATAGAGTTCAGACAGAAGTTACCCATTGGCAGAAATGGTATTCTTGGTGATGTAACTCAAAAATATGTAAAGAAAAAGGAGAAAAACGATGGAACCAATTAATGACTTTGAAAAACTAATTCTCGGATATGTGGAACATAAGAGTTTGCTTGATGATGTAAAAAAGCAATGCGATATTGAAAATGCAGAAATCAAATCCATCATGAGCAAACATAACATTCCTGAATACATTTTAGGAGATACAACAATTAAATATTATGTACAAAAGCGAGAAAGCATGAATGAAGAAATGCTCCTTGAAATTGCACATAATTATGGAATTCCGGAGATTGTAAAAACAAAAGAATATATTGATTTTGATGCATTAGAGGATGCAATATATCATGAACGTATTCCAAATGATATATTGATGGAAATGAATAAAGCAAAAGAAACAAAAGAAGTACCAACTTTGCGTGTTGTGACAAAGAGAGGTAAAAAAGATGCTGGTTAATCCTTTTGTAGCAGGTATTTTTGTTACGTTGTCATTGGAAGCTTTTGCATTAATCATTATTGCAATTATTAATAATTTTGGAGGTCGATAAATGCAGAAAAGTATAACAACTAATATTAGAGCAACAAGCAGAGCAAGCGTAAAAGTTGGTGATTCTTTCTATACAGTCGAATACTGTGAAGAACGAGCAATACCAACAGACACAGATGTAGATATTGCAGAAGAACGAAAACTCCTTTGGGATACGTGTAATGAAGAAGTTGATAATCAGATTGCAGATATTCTGAAGAGCTTTAAAAAATAATTGTAATTCTGTAATTATATGCTATAATATTATCGTCAAAAGACAAACAGGTTGACTTGGACTTCCGCTACAGTCCTTGAAATATAGCCTCATACGGAAGACAAGTCAATGCAGAGACTTATATAGTAAGGAGTAGCGGCCAATACTATATAAGTCTTTTGTATTTTAGGGGGATGCATGGAATCAAATAATTACATTGTAATTCAAGGTTGGATGTGTAATGATTTAGATTTAAAAGGAAATGAACTTCTTATTTTTGCACTTATTCACGGATTTTCTCAAGACGGTGTTTCTAAATTTCGTGGTGGTCGTAAATACATTGCTGACACATTTAATATTACACTTCCGACAGTTGATAAAGCATTAAAAGGTTTAGTAGACAAGGGTTACCTTAATAAAGAGGGATTTGATGATTTTGTAAATCCGAACGTGTATTGGGTAAATTTTGAAGTAGTAAAGAAACTTTACGGGGGTAGTAAAGAAACTTTACTAGGGGGTAGTAAAGAAACTTTACTCAATAATAATAGTAATAAAAATATAAATAATAAAAAAATATTATCTAAAGATAATATAGAATTTGAATTTGGTAAAACAAAACCGAAGAAAGAAAATCTGTATAGTAAATGTGTTGCACTTATTGATAATAAAACAGATGATGATGCAGTTAGAAAATTACTTATCGAGTGGCTTAATATGTTACTTGAAAAATACAAAGCAAGAGAACGTGTATTATACGTGAATGTATTTAAAGGTAAGCTGAATATGCTTGATAAGTTTGACAAAGAAGATTGGGCAGAGATTATAGAATATAATCTACAGCGTGGGTATGAGGGATTTTATCCTGTCAATAATCGTAATCAATCGGATGTAAGAAATCAGCCATGGAATGACGGAGTTGTTAGTAGAAGATATACAGAAGAAGAACTAGAAGAAAACGAGAAGCTTACAAAGAAACGTATAGCAGAGGGAAAGAGAGTTATATTCTGATGAGAGAAGATTGTTGGTATAAAGAAGTTTGTACAAATGATAGTTGTGACTCATGTATCCGATATGCAGAAATGAAATATTTAATGGAGTGTAGCGGAATACCTGAGAAACGACAATATCCAGAGAAATTAATTGGCGATGAAGATTTAGATGCGTTTGTACGTTTAGCGGAAATTAAAGATAATATTTCTGATTTTGTTGAACGTGGTAAGAATCTATATATTTGCAGTAAGTATACTGGAAACGGTAAGACAAGTTGGGCAATAAAGTTACTGTTAAAGTATTTTGATACTGTTTGGGCAGGAAACGGATTTAAGATGCGTGGACTTTTTGTCAATGTTCCAACATTGCTAATTAGTTTAAAAGACTTTGACAATCCAAATCTTGCAGAATTGAAAAATAATTTATTATTAGCAGATTTGATTGTATGGGATGATATAGCGGCATCTTATATGACAAATTACGATTTAACACAACTTATGATGTATATTGACCAACGTGTGCTGTTACAAAAGTCTAATATATTTACAGGTAACTTAACAACAGAATCACAGTTAAAAAAGATGCTTGGTGATAGATTAGCAAGTAGAGTTTGGAATACTTCAGAGGTTGTTGAGTTTGTGGGAAAGGATAGAAGAGCATGATACAGTTACAGATTATTTCAAAGATTCTTTCTACACAAAAGTTTGACATTGTTGAAGAAAATATGCTTGATGAGGAATATTTCCTCGGATATGAGCAAGAGTTTAATTTTATCAGAGACCATTATAAGAAATATGGTAACATTCCTGATAAAGCAACGTTTCTTTCCAAGTTTCCTGAAATTGAACTTGTCGAAGTAACAGAAAGTGATAAATATTTAGTTGATACAGCACGTGAAGAACTGTTATATAGAAAATCTGTTCCTGTTGTTCAGAAAGTTGCAGAACTATTAAAATCAGATGCAAATGCGGCTTCCGAATATATGATATCTGCAATGCGCAATCTACAACCCGATTATCAACTCGGTGGTATTGATATCGTTGCAGACGCTGATGAAAGATATAATCAGTATGTTGAGCGTAAAGAACACCAAGATGATTGGTTTTTTACTTGCGGATTTGAAGAATTAGATGAACTTATACACGGTATACAGCGAGGTGAAGAACTGTTTGTTATTTTTGCAAGAACTAATCAAGGCAAATCTTGGGTACTTGAAAAGATGTGTACTCATGTGTGGCAGTTGGGGTTTAACGTTGGATACATAAGTCCTGAGATGGGTGCAAACAGCATTGGTTATAGATTTGATACGCTTCATAAAAACTTCAGTAATAGAGGCTTGATGTGGGGCAAAGAAGATGTAGAAGCATCACAGTATCAATCTTACATTGAAGACTTGAAGCAGAAGCAGAATAAATTTATTGTAGCTACGCCGAATGATTTTGAGAGGAAGATAACGGTTACAAAGCTTAAGAATTGGGTAAAACAGTTTAATTTACAGTTGATAGCAATAGACGGAATAACATATATGACAGATGAAAGATATAGACGGGGAGACAATAAAACAACTACGCTTACGAATATCAGTGAAGATTTAATGGCATTATCAATGGAGATAAATATTCCAATATTGATTGTTGTGCAGGCAAACAGAAGCGGTGTTGCAGAGGATGATACAAAAGGAACACCAGAACTTGAAAGTATTAGAGATTCAGACGGCATTGCGCAGAACGCATCAAAAGTAATTTCTATTAGACAAACAAAAGACGGAATATTGAAGATGGAAGTTAAGAAGCAGAGATTCGGAGCAGTTGGTGGTAAGTTAAATTATCAGTGGGATATTGATAGAGGAGATTTTACTTTTGTTCCGTCTTATGACGATGCGGAACCAACCGAGAAAACAGAAAGAAAAGTAAGAGAAGTTAAGAAAAAGTTCAAAGATAAAGAGGATGTATTCTAATGGCTAAGCTAGATATACAAGATATCGAACGAATAGCAAAAGAGGTGGAGGAGCAAGAAGTGCGTTTTTTGAAAAGAATATTAGAGAAGGACGCATACTGGGAAGCTTATATGGATTCGGAGCATGGTGATTGGGGTGACCGGGATTGAAAATAAACGATGTGCAGTTTAATGTAGAACTTGAAGATATCTTACAAGAATTAATATCTCAACTTAGAGCAAATGATATCCAACTAATCCAAAAATATAAAGATGGACCTACTCATATACAAATTTGTTGTCCTTATCATAACAATGGGATGGAACGCAGACCATCAGCAGGAATCCGAAAATCTGATGGAGTATTTCATTGTTTTGCTTGCGGTGAGATTCATAGTTTACAAGAAGTTATTTCCTATTGTTTTGGTAGAACAGATGATGTTATAGGTGCATTTGGGTGGAGTTGGTTACTAAAAAACTTTGCAACAGTGCAGGCAGAGGAGAGAAAAGATGTTGAACTTGATTTTAGGCGCATTGGTGTTTGTATTGGGGATGAATGTGATAATGTTAAACAATATACACAGCAGTATAAATCAGGTAAACATATCGTTGGGAATACTAATGGATATGTTACAGAAGAAGAATTAGATAAATATAGATATATCCATCCATATATGTATAAAAGAGGATTAACCGATGAAGTTATTGAACTTTTTGATATTGGTTATGATAAAGATACTGATTGCATTACTTTTCCTATTCGTGATATTTCCGGGAATACTCTTTTTATTGCTAGACGCTCTGTTAAATCTAAGTTTTTCAACTATCCGGAGGGAGTAGAGAAACCACTTTATGGATTATATGAATACACAAGAGTAGCATCAGAACTATCTAAAGGTGTTATGTTTATGAGAATAAATCCCGTTCTGTTAGAATCATTACAAGAAATTATAGTGTGTGAGTCTATGTTAGATGCATTATCATTTTGGACAGTTGGAAAATATGCAGTAGCATTAAACGGTCTTGGAAATGAATTACAGTTTAAACAGTTAAGAGAGTTACCGTGTAGAAAGATAATACTTGCAACAGATGCAGACGAACGTGGAATGTCCGCAAGAAAAAGAATAAGAAAGAATTTACAAAACACTAAGATTGTTACAGAATATATATTTCCATATGGAAGAAAAGATGCCAATGAGTGTACAAAAGAAGAGTTGGAAAATCTTTTAGAAATTTTTTAAAAAGAGTGTTGACAAACATTCTATAACATGATAATCTTGAATCATCAAAAGAAACAAACAACTCAAAACACTCAAGCAAAGGAGAACATCATGAATTACACAGTTATTACCACTCTTTATTTTAGAAATGATTCTTTCAAGATTGTTAAAGATACAGATGGTTGGTACCTTGCAGTTGATACAAAGTATCTTGACAGAAATGGAAGAGTTACAAGAAAACTGAATGGGCTTCAGATGCACGCCGCAAAGTCTTTTGATGAGTGCATCAATAAAACGAAGTTCGCCGTTAAGGTTGATGAACTTGTTGCTCAGGGAATTAATCAGTTTGTAGCAAACGTAATGGTTTCTACTGGAAAGAAGCGTGAAGAAGTAGAAACAAAAGAGTTCATGGAGCTGATTAAAAATCTTGAAAAATAATGCTTGACAAACATTATGTAACATGATAATCTATAATCAGAAACAAACAAAACACTAAATACTCAAGAAAAGGAGAACAAAATCATGACTATGACAAGAGAAGACAGACTGTTCGCAATGCCTGGTAGACAGCTTATCGCAGAGGCAGATAAGCTTGGAGTAAAAGTTTCTTGCAATAAGACAAGAACAGCACTGAAGGAGAGTAAGGATAAGGTTGTAGCAAGGATTCTTGCCGCTGAGACTGTAACAGAAGAAGTTCCTGCAACTGAAACAGTTGATACAACAACTGAAACAACTGTTCCTACAACTGAACCAGTTGTTGATACAACTGAAACAGTTGAGCCTGTTAAGAAAGTAAAGAAGGTTAGAAAAGTAAGGGTTGCTGTAACTCCTGAGGTAGTAACAACATTTGTTAATGATTTAACAGCTGTTATTGCTGATTTAGGTTTTGAACTGAAAACTTGGGATAAGATTAAGAATTTGTATGCCATTAAGAAAAATGGTAAGGCTGTTCTTGAATGTTATGTAGGTAGAAAGAATTATAGAATTAACACCAAGGCAGTGTTTGTGCCTGAAAGTGTTGAAGCAACAACCATTAAGAATTATTATTTACCTGCTTGTGTTAAGGGTGTTGCTTATACAGATACGTTAGTATTTGATATTCTCAAAGTCATTGCAGACTAATATTAAACATCTAGAAAGGAGAAAAACTATGAGAGGTTCCAGAGAAATGTTTGACATTAACGGTGAGAAATTAAGAGAAGAGTTTAAAAAACGAAACCTTAAAGCCGCCCAGGTTGAAAAAGAGTGTGGGTTTGGTCAGTCAGTGGTAAATCATTATATCGCTAAGAATTATATTTCTAAGCTTGCAAAAGAAATGTTTGCAGTGAAGTATAATATTCCGTTTGAAGCGTATAAAGTAGATGAACCGAAAGAAGAAAAGAAAGAGGTTGTTGAAGTTGTTCAGCACACCACATTTTCTGAAGAAGATTGGAAGCAACTCTACAAAGTAATTTACTCTGCTACATACGAAGCAATGAAACACGCATTAGCAGGTGAATAATACAAAACAAAAAGAAAGGAAACAAAAACTATGGCACGATTTAATGCAAATGATGTTGACAAGTACGGTGGACAGGGAGGAGCAGGATACTTCTCCCTCAAGAATGATAAGGATGTTGCAAGAGTTCGTTTTATGTATGACTCGATTGATGATGTGGAAGGTTATGCTGTTCATCAAGTCGAAGTCGGAGATAAAAAGCGGTATGTAAATTGTCTCCGGTCGTATAATGACCCTATTGATAATTGTCCGTTTTGCCGAGAAAAGAAATTCCAGTCCGCAAAGCTATTTATTCCCGTTTATAACGTAGATGAAGATAGAGTGCAGATTTGGGAAAGAGGAAAGAAGTTCTTTTCTAAAATTTCTTCAATCTGTGCAAGATATCCACATCTTGTATCTCATACATTTGAGATTGAGCGAAACGGAAAACCTGGTAGTACACAGACAACTTATGAAATTTATGAAACTGGACAGGACGACACAACGCTTGAAGACCTTCCTGAAGTTCCGAACATTGTTGGTGGTATCGTGCTTGATAAGTCAGCAGAAGATATGGAATATTACATTCAGGAAGGGCAGTTTCCACCGACAGATGAAGATGATATGCCCATAAGAAGACGCTCAACAAATGATGAAGTGCCGTTTGATGAAGACAGACGCTCTACACGCAGAACACCGGCAAATAATAGAAGAGGAGATAGATTCTGATGGAAGAGAAGAAAGAATATAGTGTTATTGGAACAGTAACTATTGGTACAGATGAATATAGAGACCTTATTGAAGATAAGTTTGAATCGCAGAAAAATGCGGAGTTTTACAGAGATAAATATTGGTCTGAGCAGAGTATGACCAAGAAACTCAAAGAAGAAAATGACGCATTAAAAGCAGAACTTGATAAGTATAAGAAGTTTATCAAAAAGAATTCCTCAACAATCAATGAAGATAGTATTACGCTGTTTATGTCTATGCTTGGAGAAGAATAATGCCTCTGTTTAATGTTCCAAAAAGAGCGGGAAAAGAACAAGATAAGCTTATAGCAACAAAATCAAGAGTAACAACAAAACGTGCCACTGCTGTAAAGGGCAGTGGCATGATTGGTCAAATAAACACAATTAAATCTACTGTTGAAAAGAATCTTGGTAAGTTTAAAGATGATTATATTGTAATTAGAGATTATGATACACTGTCTGATTACATTTCAGGATGTATTGAAAATCATGCCGTTGCTGTAGATACTGAGACAACAGGACTTGACCCAATGATAGATAAGATTGTTGGGTTATGCTTATACACACCAAATCAACCTGCCGCATATATTCCAATTAATCACGTATCTTATATTACTGGTGCTAGGGTAGAAAATCAGCTTGCAGAAAATAATATTCATGACCAGATGCAGAGATTAATAAACGTGCATACTGATATTATTATGTTTAATGCAAAGTTTGATATTAGAGTGTTGAGAAATCAGTGCGGATTAAAAGATATTTACTGCATTTGGGATTGCTATTTAGCTGGAAGATTGATGAATGAAAACGAAGAATCTAAAGGTTTGAAGGCATTGCATAAAAAATACGTGCTTGACGGAAAAGAAGATGAATTTAAATTTGATGCGCTGTTTAAAGGAATAACAGCAGATAAGATTCCGATTGATACGTTTTATCTTTATGCGGCTCATGATGCTATTATTACTTACGAATTGTACCAATTTCAAAAGCAGTATCTTTATTATGATGAGACTCAATCAAATGATGCTAGAAACGGAATGAATGGTGTTTCTTGGGTATTTTTTAACATTGAAATGCCGTGCATTAAAGTAGTTTGTGATATGGAAGATAACGGTATTAAATTTGATTTTGATTATCAGCAGAAGTTATCGGAGAAATATAATAGACTTCTTAATGAAAAAACAGCAGAATTTTACAAGTTATGTGAACAGTATAGAGATACTATAGATAGATACAGAAAAGATAATCCAAACAGCAAAATTGAAGAACCAATTAATATAGCAAGTCCTACTCAGATATCTATCTTACTTTACGATATTTTACAGATTGAACCACCTGACCTGAAAAGTCCAAGAGGAACGGGCAGTGCTATTCTACAAAAAATAGATAATCCGATTGCAAAGGCAATACTTGACTATCGTGAAATGTCTAAATTAGTTACCACTTATATTGATAAGCTTCCTGAATGTGTGAATCCGAAAGATGGAAGAATACATTGTAGCTTTAATCAATACGGGGCAGACACAGGAAGATTTAGCAGTTCCGACCCTAATCTACAAAACATTCCTAGTCATAATAAAGACATTAGAAAGATGTTTGTAGCATCTGATGGATATGTTTTAATGTCAAGTGACTATTCACAGCAAGAACCGAAGGTTATGACGCAGATGTGTGGTGACCCAAAGATGATTAAAGCATATCAAGAAGGGAAAGATTTATATGCAGAAATTGCCGCCTTGTCCTTTAATACAACATATGAAAACTGTCTTGAATTTCGGCCAGATGGAACAACTAATCCAGACGGGAAAAATAGACGGTCTCAAGCCAAATCTATCTTGCTTGGAGTATTGTACGGACGAGGAGTGCCGAGCATTGCAGAACAGCTTGGAACAACAACCGAAAAAGCACAAAGAATAAAAGATTCTGTATTTAAAGGTTTTCCAGCAATACCGCAGTTTGAAGAAGATTCGTTGGACATGGCTTATGAAGAAGGATATGTTACTACCTTGTGGGGTAGAAAAAGAAGATTGCCCGATTTGCAGTTGCCTGAATACGAATTTAAATGGAAAGATGGTGCAAGACCCAACGATGATTTACTTGATTTTGATGAATCGTTGTCAAAAGATGTGGATAGAGCCGAAGAGGTGCCTGAAGAAATACGGAATAAGTATATTCGCAGATTAAGACAAGCACGTTTTGGACAGAAGCGTAAAATCTTTGAAGAAGCCAATAAAGAAGGTGTTTGGATTGTAGATAACGGAGCAAAGATAGCAGATGCACAAAGGCAGTGTGTTAACGCTAGAATTCAAGGTTCAGCCGCAGATATGAGTAAGTTAGCAATGATTTTAGTTGGTAATGATGAAAGATTAAAAGAATTAGGATTCAGACTTCTTATACCAGTGCACGATGAATTAATAGCAGAATGTCCTGAAGAAAATGCTAAAGAGTGTTCTGAAAGATTTGCTCAGTTAATGGCAGATGCCGCTAAGAGTAGATTAACGATTCCTATTAAGTGCGATGTAGAGATAACGAAAGCTTGGTACGGAGAGTCCATAAATGTCATTTGATTTATATTTTGCAGGCGCCAAGAATAAAGTTGCTGACGAGTATTTATTAAAGCATGATGCAAATAGATTACAGAGTCAGTTACTTGATAGAAATAACATTAAAGACTGGTATTCTTTAAAATCTGATAAAAGTAAGCTGTTCATTGATTCCGGTGCATATACCGCCTATACAAAAGGCATCAGTATTAATGTTGATGATTATATTGATTACTTAAATTCAATCAGCGAAAAGTGTACCATATTTGCTCAGTTAGATACAATTCCAGGTAGATTTGGTGTCCCTAAAACAAAGGAGGAAAAACTAAACGCACCTAGATTAAGTTGGGAAAACTATCTATATATGAGAGAAAGATTGAAAGAGCCTTATAAGTTGATTCCAATTTTTCATCAAGGTGAAGATTATAAGTGGCTTTGGAATATGCTTAATTATGTGGATGAAGAAGGAAATCACATTCCATATATCGGTATTTCACCTGCTATAGATGTTCCTGGATTAGAAGAGTTTTTAACACGTAGTTTTGATATAATCTCAAAATCAACTAATCCTGCTGTTAAAACTCATGCCTTTGGTATGACTCAGTTAAAAATACTTGAAATGTATCCCTATACAAGTGCAGATAGCACAAGTTGGAAATTATCAGCGGCAATGGGTTCTATTTATACTCCGTATGGTACAATATATGTTAGTGAGCGTGGAAAATACGAAAAAAGTTATATTAAAAATCAACCTATTGAAGCACAAAAGAATTTAATTACATATATTGAAGAAAGTGGTTATTCTTTTGATGATGTTGCCAATTATGATTATGCACGTTATATTATTAATATAAGATATTTAATGGACTGGGCAGAAAATTATAAATTTAAAGGAAGGAGTAAAATGAAGAAATTGTTCTAGTTCGTTAATATACGTCGGTTCTTCTACTCATTAACCCGACAATAATAAAAACAAAGGAGAAAAAGAAATGAATAATGTATTATTTTTTGTAACTGCTGTTGTAACGTTTGGTTTACTTGTTTTTGTATCAAGAGTATTCAGTAAAGAAGGAATTTACGCATGGGTTGGAATGGCTGTTGTTGTTGCCAACATATTTGTTTGTAAAAGTGTAGATTTATTCGGGTTATCAGCAACATTGGGAAATGTATTATTCGGAACAGTTTTTCTTGCAACTGATATCTTAACAGAACTTTATGGAGTAAAAGCCGCTAGAAAAGCTGTTTGGCTTGGTGTCAGTATGGAAGTGATAACAATTATTCTTACACAGATTGCACTTGCATTTACTCCCAATTCCCTTGATTTTGTACACGATAGTATGCAAAATATTTTTGGACTATTTCCTAGGGTTGCAATAGCAAGCTGTACGATGTTTATTTTTTCCAATCAGCTTGATATTTATCTATTTGAAAAGATTAAAGAAAAAACTGGTGGTAGATATTTATTTTTAAGAAACAATGTTGCTACAATAGTATCTCAGTGTGTTGAAAATTTTTTGTTTTATGTAATTGCATTTGGTGGGATATATCCGATGAATGAGTTGGTGTCCATGACAGCAGTTTGTTGTATTATAGAGATTGTGGTTGCTTTGATTGATACACCGTTTCTCTATATTGCAGTTGCGCATAAAGATAGAGTTTAAGGAGATTGTAGAATGATGAAAGTTAATACAACAAAGTTACAGGAGATGGTTGCAAGAGCTGTTAAAGGAGCAAGTAATAATAAGTTGATTCCTTTAACCAGTCTTATGGCAATTAAATTAAAAGATAATCAGCTTACTATGCAGACAACAGATGCCACGAATTATCTTTATATTACATCTGAGGTAGAGGGAGATGATTTTTATGTTGTTGTTCCGGTTGAGGCATTTTCCAAGCTGATTGCAAGACTTACTTGTGATACTGTTACATTACAGGTTACAGATGATTATCTTAAAGTTGTCGGTAATGGAACATATAAAATCGAACTGCCGCTGGATGAGGACGGAAGCATGATTAAATATCCTGACCCAGTTGCAAGTATTGAGGAATATACAGTTGATGAATATATTAATTTATCAACTGTACAAACGATTTTAGCAACAGAGAAATCAGCACTTGCAGTAACATTAGAAAACCCTTGTTATACAGGATATTTTGCGGGAAATAGCGTTGTTGCGACAGATACATACAAGATTGCATCTCTTTCTGAAAAACTCTTTAAAACGTCAAAATTAATCAGTCCTGAGATGATGAACTTGTTAGCTGTTATGACTGCTGATAAGATTGCTGTAACAGAAAAAGACAACACATTAATCTTTAAGACAGATGATTGTGTGGTATACGGCCCGACAATGGAAGGAATTGAAGATTATGCCATTGATGCCATTACAGAGCTGGTTGAATCTGAATTTCCGAGTATGTGTAGACTGTCAAAGCTTACGATGCTTCAGGTGCTTGATAGATTGTCATTATTTGTCGGTGCATATGACAAGAATGGAGTATATCTTACATTTACAGAAGATGGTCTTGTGATTACTTCCAAAGCATCAAGTGGTACAGAATTAATCCCGTATATTGAGAATAAAGATTTTATTGAGTATACGTGTTGCATTGATATTACTATGCTTATTTCTCAGATTAAATCTCAGATTGGTGATGTTGTAGAACTTTATTATGGTGACGATACCGCAATTAAGATGGTCGATGGTAATTGTACTCAGGTAATTGCACTGCTTGAAGATGAATAATTAAAGTAGATTTTAGTTAGAAATTAATTTATAGCGGGGAACTAAAAATTCCTCGCTAATTTTTTATTTAAATGTGTTGACAAACATTATATAACATGATAGTATTAAATCATCAAAACAAACAACTCAAAAAACTCAAAGGAGATTAAACATGAAAACAGAAGTAAAAGCAATGATTAACATGGCAGAAGCAATTGCAAAAATTAACGGTGTCGATATTGAAAGACTTGATTTGCAGAAAATTCATGTCGATAAAGATGGAGAGTTTGATTTTTACGGTTTAGATGCTTGGTACAGTGATGGCAAGCAGATTAGAATCCGTGAAGATTGCACTATTGTTGATTGAGATGGGAGAACGAAATGGATGATTCAATAAGTCGAAAGGGCGCAATAAATGCCGTTTCCAAAGCATGGGTACGGAATATGCCGATGGACCTTGATATAGAGGGAGCGTTTATTCTTACAGCATTGAGGGAAGTGCCATCCACACAGTGGTGGACTCCCTGTGATGAGAAATTGCCTGAAGTAGGTACATCGTATCTTATCACACGGCATGGCAGAGTTGAAATCGCTTATTACGAAGGCAAGGACCTGTGGCGAGGATTGCAAGGCTTGACGGCATTTAAGACTGATTCAGTGACGGCTTGGTGTGAATTACCAGAACCGTACAAGGCAGAAGGTGAAGATAAGGAATGAATAAATGGATAGCCGAATTTGAGTTAGAAGATGGCGATACAATGCCCGAACACATGGATTTGGAGTATAAGGGAGCGAAAATTGACTTTCATTGTAAACCTATGTGGATTCCAGTGACAGAGAGGTTGCCGGAGAAATCAGGATTATATCTTGTGACTGCGCCTTACGACAAGTTTATGCCTGTGAGCAGTAGATATTTCAACAAACGTGGCGAACAATCATTTTGGAGCGGGCATCCGATGGACGAGGTTGTGGCCTGGATGCCGCTTCCAGAACCGTATCCGTATAAGGGGGAACAGGAGTGAGCAAGTGGGAAGATACAATTAATACAATTAGGGTTGCGCAAGAAGTGGTAAGCACCGATAACATGAGGTTTTTTGCAGAACCAGGATGCTTGTTGTCAGTACTGTCAGATATTGCCATATCTCTTGCGATTATTGCGGACGCATTGACGGAAAGGGGACAAGATGAGCGATAGGAAGATGATATATCTTGATGATGCGATAGATGTACTTGCGGATTATATAAAAAAATTGGACAGGAAAATTGGGATGGGTTATCTGACAGTGGACGATTGCAAATGTGTCGCTACAAATGTCCTTGCAGGTTTGTCGTCCGCAGAGTCGGAACCCGACAACCTACATCCAAAAGTAGACCCAAACTTTTCATCATGTTCGCATTGCGTCCATGATGAAGACAGTGAGGAAATTTGCATATTACGGAAATGTGTACACGCTATACACGAGCTGAAAGAATGCTATACAGAGAGGAGACAGAATGGCTGACCTGAAACCATGTCCATTCTGTGGGCGCACACCGGTAATTGAGGACTGTGGAACAAATAGATATTTTATTCGGTGCAAATGCGGAATTGCTCAAGATAAGCTGTATGCCCAAAGGTGCGATGCGGTCAGGCAATGGAATATGAGGAAAGGATATAGGAAACATGATGAGTGAGGATATAACGTATTGCTATAACTATAAGTGCAAGAATACCAAATGTGAACGACATGAAACTCACATTAAACAGTACTACGTCCCACATAGCTTTGGATTTTTTAAAGAGTGCAAATGGTGGGATTTGCCAGAAGTCTACTTTACGGTAAGTGATGCAGAGAGGAGATAGGATGGGTGAAATAATTATGAAAATTGGTATGGGATTACTGCTAACTGGGTTTACAGTTGCGATGCTCGGCCTAGTTGCATTGATTACAGGATATATGATAGTAGAGGCATTTTGAGGTGAACAGGATGAGTTATAGACTAATAGATAGCAACGCCATTGCAATCAAATACCCAGAAGTAAATGAGATGCCATGCGTATTTGCTAATTTGCCAGATGGTCTAAATGGGCAATTTATAGACGCACAGCCAATGCGGAAGAAGGGGAAGTGGGTATACGGAGAAGATGAATACGGTATAGACGGATATCACTGTGACAAATGTGGATTCTTTTTGCCATGGGATTATGCTCATACGTTTATCAATTACATTGAGGATTATAATTTCTGCCCTTGTTGCGGCGCTGACATGAGAGAAGGGGGAGAAGGTGACAGAACTTGAAGCAAACGCCCGAAAGATATGCTGTCCTATGTGTGACAGGAAAAAATGTAGCTTCGGAGCATCAGATTGTGACGCAAAAAGATGGATGATTGAGCGAGGTGGAGAAGATGAAAATTGAAGGAATAACAAATCTACACATCAGTATTGCCGTTAGAGATGATTGCAAAAATCTTGCGGAATCTTATGGTGAAATTTGCGTATTATGTAACAAGTGCGGAAGGTTTGATAAGGAGGAAGGTGATAATGATAATTAGTTTACATTTAGGTTCCTTGTTATTGGGCATTTTAGTAGGATATGCAATAAGCTCTATTGTTCTGCTAATTATAATGTATGATGATAGATGGAGTACAGGTTTTGGAGTTGGTTGGAATGCTTGTTTAGATGAGCATAAACATGATACTGAAAAGGAAGAAAACGATGTATAATGTAGAAGAACAGATAAAAGAACTTAAAAAGTACGCAGGAGAAAGAAAAGGTGAAATTGCCAGACTCTGTTGGAATGCGGCTGAAACAATCGAAACCTTATATAAGAGGCAACTAAAGGAATATGATGATGACCGAAAATGAAGCAAAAGAAGCAATACAAGAGCATTTTAATGGAAATACAAGTAATGTTAAGCAGTTTTTAGATGCCATTAAAATTGCCGAAAGCATTGCTGGTGAAATGACTTTGGAACAATTAGAAGAGTGGAGTAAAAATTAATGGCTAGAAACAGCTTAAAAAATGTAATTAGACTAATTGATGTTGCTAACACTACTTTACAGCCTGAACAATCATTTTTAGCAGATTTAAAACGTTCCATCGAAATATCAGAAGATAAACACACAAGAAAACCAAGTAAGACATATAAGCCCAGTTCCATGCAATGTATTAGAAATATGTATTATCAAGTTACTGGACAAGAACCAGATGTATCACATTCTAGTTATATTGGAGTAGGAATCTGTAATAGCGGGTCTGATATCCACATTCGGATTCAGACTGCTGTTGAGCAAATGAAAGAGAACGGAATTGATTGTGAGTTTGTGTCCGTTGCAGATTTTGTTAAACAGAGAAATCTTGATTATCTTGATGTTGTTGCTAATACCAAAACAGAAACTAAATTGTATCATAAAACATTAAACATGAGTTTTATGTGCGATGGAATTATTAAATATAACGGTCATTATTATATCTTGGAATTAAAGACCGAAAACAGTAATAAGTTTTGGCAGAGAAATAATGTAGACCCAAAGCATCATAATCAAGCAATTGCTTATTCCGTTGCATTTGGTATTGATGAGGTCATTTTTGTTTACATTAGTAGAGATACGTTAGATATGAAATCTTATATGTATCAAGTAACTAATGATATGAAGCAAGAATTAGTTGGAAGAATTGACTTATGTGATAAGTATGCTGAACAGTTAAAAGTACCGCCAAAACCGTTTGATATACCAAAATCTGTATGTCAGTATTGTAATTACGCACAGAGTTGCAGAAAGGCGAATTAATGACTAGTAAAGAATATTGTGCTGAGTTAGATAGAAATGTTGAAGTATTCAAGCAAACTTATAAGGCATCGTTAAATAAATTTAAATCGTATACAGAAAAGATGATATTAAACACCGATGTATATGAAGATGCGGCAAATATTAGTATTGATGTTATTAACAAAGATATGAGAATTAGATTTGTTAATAGTGGAACAGTTAATGCCGCATATAAGATTAAGATAGATAATTCCAATAAGCGTGTTGCAATGCTTAATTTTGCCGATGCAAAACGTCCTGGTGGATGGGTTACAGACGGTGCGCCTACACAGGAGGAGAATATATGCAGATGTACAAACACGTATGTTGGTTTGATACAAGACAAATGTTGGGAACAGTATTATTCTGTAAATGATGTTTATCACACCGATGCTCATTTAAACGAGGCATATACTGATGCGCTTATTTATCTTCCCGATGTTGTGATATTTAAAGACGATTCGGATTACTCATGTGTAAAACCTGTGTTTGTAGATGTTATTACAAGTCCTGCTCCTTGCGGTGTTGTTAAGACCGTTAGACGGGTGTTGACGCATAGAATTGAGGGTATCATTAAATCTGCATACGTACATGAAGTTACAGATATTGTTCTTGGTGCATGGGGATGCGGTGCGTTTGGTCAAAATCCTAAAGTAGTGGCAGAAAGTTTTGCAGAAGTTTTACTTAAATATCCTATATTTGATTCCGTGGTATTTGCTATTAAAGATACTCCTGGTATCGAAACTTCTAACGCAAGAAGCTTTGAAAATGCGTTTTTACACCGGTATAAAGTATGAGTATCAACAGAGGAAAACAATTCGAACAAGTTATAAAAGAAGCATTTTTAAAAGTTCCTGGTGTATCAATAGATAGATTACATGACCAGACAAATGGATTTAAAGGCAGTCAAAACATATGTGATTTTATCGTATATAAAGAACCGTATGAGTATTATTTTGAATGTAAATCAGTTCACGGAGCAAGTTTACCGTTCAGTAATATCACAGATACGCAATGGAATGGACTTCTTGAGAAATCAAAGATTGAAGGCGTGTTTGCAGGAGTTATCTGTTGGTGGGTAGATAAAGATATTACTGCGTTTATCCCAATTCAAAGTCTGAATTTTTATAAGCACCTAGGTCAAAAAAGTGTGAGATATGACCAGTTTGATATGTGTACAGATTATAAAGTTATAGAAATAAAAGGAAAAAAGAAAAGAGTTTTCTTTGATTATAATATGGAGGAATTTTTTAATGAAATTCAGTCTAACGGATGAAGAATTGGATGAAATTCATGATATAAAAGATGATGTAGAAGGGAAATCTACGGTTTTGGATGATATAGTGAATAGTATAATCCAACCGTATTGTAAAGACCTAGATAAGTATGTTCTTTTCATCAAAGATTGCCTTAAAGACGGCGAAAATCCACCTACTACAGATGAACTTGATGATTTTTGCCTTAATCTTTCCACTTATATCTACTTTGCCGGCGGTATGACAGAACAGCTTGGGATAAGAGATGATATAGCAAAGGCTGTGTATAAAGAAATATACCACACTGCAAGAGCAAATCAAGATAAAGGTACAGTTGCAGATAAAGATTCCCTTGCTGAGTTAGCAAGTCAAGAGGAATTTATTGTATCATCCGCATATACAAGAGCGTATAAGACACTTAAAGCAAAAGTGGAAAACGCCCAAGAACTGTTATCGAGTTGTAAAAAAGTTTTGTCAAGAAGGATATCCGAGTATGAATTAACTAGAATGGGAGGCAGTGGTAAATGACCGGAAACGAATATCAGAAATTAGCAAGCAGAACAATCCCTTATTATTTTACAGATATTGATAAAGAGAATCATGCTTTACATGGTATGGTAGGGGAAATTGGAGAACTGCATTCTATTTATCAAAAAGTTTATCAAGGTCATAGAGAACTTGGAGATATCCACTATAAAAAAGAATTAGGTGATTTACTTTGGTTTATTGCTGAATATTGTACTGCCATGGGTTGGACGTTAGAAGATGTAATGCAGACAAATATTGATAAATTAATTGCACGATATCCAGAAGGTTTTGATGCAAATCATAGTTTATATAGGGAAGAGGGAGACATATGATTAAAGTAGAGAATGTAGATGTTTGGGGGTTTAAACACGCAATTAGAGGAATGCGAAATCCGAAAAATAGTTGGAGTAAGTCTGATAGTGGATATGTAGCTACAGGAAAAAGATATGAATATGTTGATTATGTCATTGGTGAAAACGATTTAAAATTAATGCAGAATCTTTTTAACGCTGGTACAGAACATCGTAAATATCTTAGACAGATTTTTGTCAGCATGGATATTACAGCACCTCTTTATTGGTGGAAAGAGTTTGATACCTATAAAATCGGGACGGTTGCCAATTCTTGTTCTACCATGCACAAAATTGCCGCTAAAGAATTTGAATTGGATGATTTTAGCCATGAGCATTTAATAAATGGTACATCTAAAATTATGCTACAAGGTATTCTTGATTTAATGAATCAGTATAGAAATCAATATTTAGATACAAAAAACAAAGAATATTGGTGGCAGATGATTCAGTTACTTCCATCTTCTTATAATCAGAAAAGAACGGTAACGATGAACTATGAAAATGTTGTTACTATTATTCGACAAAGAGCAGGACACAAATTAGACGAATGGCGAGAGTTTGTAGATATTCTTTCTAAATTACCTCACCTTGATGATATCTGTAAAGGAGAATGATATGGGCTTAAAACTTGATGAAATAATGAAAAATGCCAATAAGAAATTTAAAGAAGAAATTATTACTCAAGGTTTAGGCGAATTTTCTTATAAAAGAATCCCATTTACATCTCCTAGAATGAATTACTGTACTTTTGGTGGTATTCCAATTGGAAAGATTACTGAATTTTATGGAGAAGAACACGGCGGCAAAACAACAACAGCACTTGATATTGTTGCTAATTATCAAAATATGTCAGACGCACGTGATGTATTATATATTGATGCTGAAAATACGCTTGATGTGGAGTGGGCAAAGAAAATCGGTGTGAATGTTGATAAGATGTACATTTTACAGCCTAAATCTCAGTCAGCAGAGGAAATATTTCAAATTATTTGTGAAGCAGTTGACACAGGAGAAGTCGGACTTTGGGTGCTTGACAGTATCGGAGCATTATTATCACAGCAAGAATTGGATAAAACGCTTGAAGATAAAACATATGGTGGTATTGCTAAAGCCTTAACGTTGTTTGGAAAAAAGATAGAAATGCTAATGCAGAGGCATAAATGTACAGGCATTGGTATTAATCAAATGCGAGAAGATTTAAATAGCACGTGGGGCGGACAGACTACTCCAGGTGGCAAAGCATGGAAGCATTTTTGTGCTGTTAGAATGCAGTTTAGTAGAGGTAAATTTATTGATGAAAAAGGAAATGAATTGACAAGAAGCGCAGAAAGTCCAGCGGGAAATATAGTTATGATGAGCATGACAAAAAATAAAACTTGTCCGCCTGTCAGAAGAACTGGATTCTATACACTTAATTATGAAACAGGTATTGATTACTTACGTGATTTGGTCGAGGTCGCCATTAAATACGGCATTGTAGATAAGCACGGAGCGTGGTTTGATATTGTTGATGTTGAAACAGGTGAAATGTTATTAGGTAAGATACAGGGACAAGCAAATGTATATAAGGAACTGGAAGCAGAAAACCTCTTACTTGAAAGAGTAGAACAACTTGTTGATTCTAAAATGAAAGAGACTTAAATAGTCTCTTTTTTTATTTGGAAAAAAGTTTTATTTTTATTGTTGACAAACATTATATAACATGATAATATTGAATCATCAAAGAGATACAAACACAGCACAAACTCAAAAGGAGATAAAAATCATGACAAATGCAGAAATTATTCTTGGAGCAATGATGTTAGCAGAAATCGACCCGATGGAAGTTGAGGTTGATACCTTTGCAGGATGGAAGAGAAAGGGATATGTTGTAAAGAGGGGCGAGAAAGCGGTTTTTCAGACAAAGATTTGGAAGCCTTGTAAGTTCGTTAAGAAAGATGATGAAGAACAGCAGACTGATGAACAGACTGAAGAAAAGAAAAACTATAAAAAACTGATGCTTGTAAATGCTAGTTTCTTTACAGACTTACAGGTAGAAAGGATTACAAAATGATTAAGATTACAAAAACTCAAGCAAGAAAGAAATTTAATAAGGGAGAGCAAATATTTGTTCTCCCTTGCAAAATCAGATTCGATAACATCTGGATACAGCCTTTTCATTTTACAAAGGCTCAGATTGAACCAGATGATTTTGATACAGTTATAAACTGTTATGAATATTACAATTGCAACTCAGAAACTGGAAAACATTGTGCATACTATGTAAAGGAGAACTAAAATGATGATGGAGATGCTTAAAAATTGGAAAGGTGCTGTTACCGTAAACGGAACTGATTATGCGTCAATTGATGCTGTAAATTTTGACAATTTTAACGTTTCTGATTCTATTCATATCGTTCTTCATCCCGCTGTTAAAATCGCAAAAAAGAGCAATTTTGAAGCAAAAACGGGTGCTGTAAAGATTACAGTTAAGAAGTATATGACAATGAAAGCATCTCCTGAATTTGACTTTATGGCAAAGTGGAATCATGATGTACCTATGCCGCTCAGAACTATGATTGGCGAGAAGGTCAAAGAAACAAAGGGCATGGTATATATGAAGCTACACGGAGATATCTATGCTGAAAAGATTTGCACTTGCATGAAGTGTGGAAGAGCATTAACAAATCCAGTTTCTCAGTATTTTGGAATTGGTCCTGAGTGTGGCGGTCATAATTATGTAAATCCTTTTGATGATGAAGAACAGTTAAAAGAAGCAGTTGCTAACTATAGAAAACAGTTGCAGAATGTGACTTGGGAAGGTTGGGTTATTAAGAGTGCAATAACAGAACAGGAGGAAGTATGAAAACAACTAATATTTATTGGATTTATCTTGAGAATCTTAGAAAAAGCGGCATCGTTAATATGTTCGGTGCCGCACCGTATTTACAAGCAGAATTTGGACTTAGCCACAAAGATGCGGTATCAGTTTTAACAGACTGGATGAGAAATTATAAAAGAGAAGACTACGAGGAGGATAACAACTAATGAAAAGGATATTAATGTCATTACTTATGTGTGCTACATTTACAAGTTTTATGCCGTGTGCAAATACTGTTGAGGATAGTTCTTTTGTTCAGATTGCAGAACCAATACCCGCTCCCGTTACGGTTGAGAAAGAGGTAATTGATGTTGCAGAGGAAATTGAAGAAGAACCGCCCATCACAGTAGAAGAACGTGACTTGCTTGCCAAACTTGTATGGTATGAAGCACAGGGAGAGGACTTACTTGGAAAACAGTATGTTGTAGATGTTGTGCTGAATCGTGTTGATAGTGATTTATTTCCTGATACGATTACAGATGTTATTTATGAAAAAAATCAATTTTCAACAGCAAAATTTTTAACAGATGATATTGATATTACAGAAGATTGTTATGAAGCGGTGGATAAAGAAGTTGTTGAAAGATTAAATACAGAGATATTATATTTTAATTGTAATTGTAATATTTCCGGAACATATGTGTTTAATTATGGAGGACATTGGTTTGGCAAATAATGGTCCTAGATTGCCGAAACATTTAATGGAACAGATTGCAAAAATAAAAAGAATGAACACTGCCCAGATAGCACGTTGGGCAGTGGAAATTTATAAAGCGGGATTTGTAGATGGACTGCGAGAAGCAGAGCATGAATTTGATGATGCCATAATTATGGATGAAGATGAGGCTAGAAAAAGAGGTTTAGATATTTAGAAAAAGTTTTTATTTTTTGTTGACAAACATTATATAACATGATAACATTAAATCATCAACAGAGAACACTATAAAAACTCAAGGAGGATAAAATAATGACAAGATTAATGGATTGGGGTACATCAATGTACGGCGGATATTATGCAACAGTTATTGAATCAGTTGATGGTAAAGATAATGTTATTGGTATTCATGCTGATAAGCTTAAAGAACTGAAAGAACAGCTTGCAAAGTATAATCTGAAAGCTGATGCTAATAGGAGGTATGATAACTAATATGAGAACCGATAAAGACAGAGCTAAAGACGTTAAGAAAGATATGGAAACAGCTCTTAATAGTAGGGATATAGCGGCGTTTGAAAAAGCTTATAGGCGTTCTTTCAGATATCTAAAATGCTCTGAACGGTTGCGTTATTATCATAGATTTATAGTTATCTATAGTGAGACAATGAAAAATGAGACCGACTAGATTCTATTCCAATAAGCAAGAGAAACAGGTGGCAAAAGCTGTTAGTGGTAGACAAACTGCTAACAGCGGAGCAACAGCATTCCAAAAGGGTGATGTGATTACAGACCAATTTTTAATTGAATGTAAAACGAGAACAAAAGATTGTGATTCTTTTACCATCAAAGAAGATTGGTTGTTGAAGAATGAAGAAGAAGCATTTGCTATGGGCAAGAACAATTCAGCTTTATGTTTTGACTTTGGACCATCTGCAAACAAAAGATATTATGTAATATCAGAAAGATTGTTTCAGTATTTACAAAATTATATGGAGGAAGAAAACTATGATAACTAAAGAACAGATTAAAGAGTGGCTTGATAATCAGATTGAGGCGAATAAGATTATGAACTCTACACTTCTGAACGGAGCAATTAGAAGGACATATCAGGAAGATAGGATTCAGGTGTTTAGAGGAGTAAAACTTATTTGTGATATTTTAGATTTGCCGTGGATTGAGAGAGATTGGGACGGTAATGGACGAGTTGGTTCTAATTATCGTGAACGTTTATTTGTTTACGATGATTTTGTATTTTTTGAACTTGCACCAGCAGAAGAATTTGCAGAGGAGGACAAGAAAAATGATGAAAAAGCAGAAATCACAGATTAAGGATGTATTAGCATATCTGAAAGAAAACGGCAGTATAACAAGCATGGAAGCATTTGAAAAGTTTCACGCAACCAGACTTGCCGCTGTTATCTTTAATCTTAGAAAGATGGGATATGATATTACAACCATCAATTGTAATGGTATTAATGAATACGGACCGTATACATATGCCGAATATATATTGGAGGATAATAATGAGTAAGTCAGTTAAGTACAAGTGTTATTTACGATATAGTGCAGAAGGTGATACTACTGGCTATATGTATCTAACAGCAGAAGAATATGAAATTGTTAAGCGTGTTGTTGATTCTGATAACTGGAAGGACGTAGTTGATGAGGGTTGGAGTGGTGGTCTTAGTATTTTTTGTCCCGCTCTTGAGAAGAGGAGAAATTGAATGGCAATAAAATCGCTCGCAGTAAAGTATAGACCTAAACATTGGGAAGATGTTGTTGAACAGGATTCCGTAAAGATTATTTTACGGAATCAACTTGAAACAAATGAAGTAAAGAATGCATATTTATTTTGCGGTGGTGCTGGCACAGGTAAAACAACTTGTGCCAGAATATTTGCAAATGAATTAAATAAAGGACAGGGAAATCCTGTTGAACTTGATGCCGCATCCAATAACAGTGTAGATGATGTAAGAGAAATCATTCAGCAAGCAAAAACAAAATCTCTTGATTCTGAATATAAGGTATTTATTATTGATGAATGCCATGCATTAAGTAATTCAGCATGGCAAGCAATGTTAAAGCTGATAGAAGAGCCGCCCGCAAAGTCAATATTTATATTTGCAACTACGGACCCACAGAAAATCCCAAAGACAATTCTTTCGAGGGTACAGAGATATGATTTCCAGAGAATTAGCCAGCAAGGTATTGTTGACAGGTTGATGCTTATAGCAAATGAAGAAAAGGAAATTGAGGATTCTATAAATTGGTACGGTGAAGCACTTGAATATATAGCAAAGATAGCAGATGGAGGTATGCGTGATGCTATTACATTGATGGATAAGTGCCTAGCATATTCAAAGGATTTAACACTTGATAACGTTGTAAAAGCGTTAGGAACTACTGATTATGATACTATGTTTAAGCTTACTGATTATCTTGTAGATGCTAAAACAAAACTTGCATTGGCATTAATCGAAGATATTTATAACAGTGGTAAAGATTTAAAAATTTTTGTCAGGCAATATGTGCAGTTTCTACTTGATTTAGATAAGTATGGTATCGGGTGTGACTGGAAATATTTACAGTTACCAAGACTTAATGACTACGAAATGTGGTTAAAAGACTGCGGAAATAGAGAGTTTTCCGAGATTGAGCGTTGGTTATCTGTATTTTTAAATTTAAATGCTGATATTAAATGGTCACAGTCTGTTAAATACGATATTGAAGCAACGATTGTTGTTGAGTGTGATAATTGGAGAGACAGTTATTAAATGATTGGTCAGGTAGATTTAAAAAATAGAGTAGAACAGTTAATAAATAACAACATATTTCCTAGATTCAGCATATTTGTTGGTCCCAAGGGAAGCGGTAAAAAAACATTTGTGCGTGAGGTAATTAAAGAATTAACAGATGGATTATATGTAGAATGCGGAACACGTGTTGATGATGTTAGAGACTTTATTGCTGACGCATATAAAGTTCATTCTCTTGCTGTATTTTTTATTCCTGATGCAGATAATATGTCAAATGTCGCAAAGAACGCTCTTCTGAAAGTGACAGAAGAACCACCGAATAATGCGTATTTCATAATGACATTAGAGGATGAAAATAATACTCTTGAAACAATCAGAAGTCGTGGAACAGTGTTTCATATGGATAGATATACACCAGATGAAATATTTAAGTATTATTGGTCCCTAGAAGGAAGTACGTTGACGTCGTATTATATACCTAATTTGTGCGATACACCGGGTGATGTACAAACACTCATAAAGATGGGAGTAAGTGAGTTTTATGATTATGTCCAATTAGTAGTAGATAATATAGCAGAAGTATCACTTGCAAATGCGTTTAAGATACCAAGTAAGCTAGCTTTAAAAGATGGTGATGAAGGGTACGATTTACGATTGTTTTTGAAGGCATTTTATAAGATATGCGGAGATAGATTTTTTATTGATTTAGAGCAGAAGTACGGAGACGGATTAGCACCTACACAAACAGCATTACAGCAGTTAAGAATAAAGGGAATAAATAAACAAATGCTTATAGATAATTGGATATTGGAGGTAAGAAATGTTTGGAGTTAAGCTGACTATTTTAGGACTTCTTATTGTATTGATTTGTAGATTTATAGTTAAGGCTCTTTTGGAAAATGAGAGTTCATCTGTAATAAGCGATATTGTATTTCATAATAAATATCCCAAATATGCTTACATATATACTGTATTGGTGTTTCTTGAAGTAATTGGAGTTATTTATTCAGTAGTTTGGTTTCTGTTTTTGAGGTAAGAGAATTATGGAATTAGAATTAAAACCTTGCCCGTTTTGCGGATGTGGAACAGGAAATTTATATATTGTGACTATAGAACAGCGTGGATTTGATACTGTAGGAATCTTCTGTAATGGTTGCAAACAAACCGTGATTCTCGAAGAAAACGAGTGGGAAGGAGATAACGAGCAGGTTCGTATAAGAGCAATCAAAGCGTGGAATAAGAGAGTTGGTGAAAATTAAATTATGGCAGAATTAAATTTTTATTGGAGAATGGGAGATTATGCGCTTGAAGCGTGTCCTAAGCGACTTGCAAGATTTGAAGCAGATGAACCAAACGAAACAATTGACCTTGTAAAATATTATCAATATAAGGGCAAAGAGTGTAAGTATTCAATTGGATATTTTTATTACGATACGCATGAACCTTGTTGGGAATTAAAGTTTGTCGGTGACAGATTTAAAGAATTGTTAGATACAGATGTTGTTGCAGTTTTTAAGATGCTGAAAGCCGCTTACGATGTACTAGAAGAGTGGAGCAATAGTAAGGAAGTAAATTAAATGAACGTAGACGAATTAAGAACATTAGCAAAAAGCATGGGATACAATATTATTCCTATTAAAAAGCATGAAAAGTTGTTACCTTGTGTTTGTGGTTGTAATCGTAGAAGTCATTGGGACACTTCAAGATGGGGTCCTGGGTCTAAGTTATTGAGGTGCTACAACTGTGATAGATATGCCGGTGGAAAAACAACTGCTGAAGCAATACATAACTGGAATGAAATGATACGGAGAGAACAAAGTGGATGTGCAGACACTAAAGAAACAGATTCAATCTAAAATGTTACCTGCTTATTTTATATTTACTGGGTCTGAGTGGGCAGTTCAAAAGATATATATAAAGCAGATAGCAAAGACAAAGAATCAACCGCTGATTTATGTAGATTCAATCGCAGATATTTATTCTAAATTAAAAAATCGTTCCTTTGTAAATAAATCTGCCTGTTATGTTGTGCGAGATGATAAGGAATTATTGAGCAATGAAAAATTACAAAGTCAGATAGACAGTGGGTTATTAGCTGATAATACATTGATACACCTGCTTACCAGCGTTGATAAGCGCACGAAATACTATAAGCAGTATAAAGATATTATTATTGAGTTTGAACCGCTAAATGACGCAATTTTGAAGAAATACATAAAGAAAGAAATCAGCCTGTCAGATAAGAATTGTGAACGATTAATAGATATATGTGAACATGACTATGGAAGAATCTTGTTAGAGGTTGACAAGATAAAACGATTTGACCATGAAATGACAATAGGTAAAGATAATGCATTTGAGGAATTGTTGAGAACAGGAACAATATATCAACCACCGTATGATGCTATTTTTGATTTAGTGGATGCAATACTAGATAGAAAAGTAAATAGGTCATTTGATTTATTACAGCAATCATATGCAGTTGGTGAAGCTACATTGGTAATGTTATCAGTTCTTTACAACAATGCAAAAGCAGTATTGCAGGTGCAGACATATACAGGAAGTAAGATTGTAGACGGAACCGGATTAACTTCTTGGCAAGTTAAATGTGCAAATAAACATATAGGAAAATATAGTTCTGATGAACTGGTACAGATGCTAAAATTAATAATGAAATGTGAGCAAGGAATAAAAAACGGTCGAATAGAAGAAGCGTTTGTTATGGAATATCTATTAGTGCATATCTTGTGAGGGAATAAGATGATACAGCGAATTTGTCCTTGTTATAACGATGGTAATCCATGTAAAAATAGGTCGGTAACGTGTCACTCCACTTGTGATGCGTATATTAAATGGGATGAAGAAAATAAACAAATACGTGCAACAGTGGCAAAACAACGTGCTGTGTATGATTCCATTAATGACGTACGTGTGCAAGCAGTAACTAAATTTAAAAAGGGATTTAGACATGGAAAAAGAACATGAGTATTGTTTACGGTGCGGACGCAAACTTAAAAATGTAGATGCTCGGCTTAAAGGTTACGGTTCAATTTGTGAACAGAAAATGAAAGTTGAAAATTCTAATAGATTATTTTTACCAAAAAAGTTTGAAAATGTTGTTGACAAACATTATATAACATGATAACATTAAATCATCAAAAGAAACACAGCAGTTCAAAACTCAAAACACTCTAGGAGGATAAAGAAATGACAGTTAAAGTATACAGAGAAACAGAAACATATACAAAGAGCAAATCCTACACCTGCTATGATTCAGTAAGTGGAATAGTTGATAAAGAAGATTATGTTGAAATAACATTTGTGAATGGTGAAACATTCAATCAGCGAAAAGACGGGTATATTATAGAAGCTTATATTTAAGTTTCTATTTTATTAAAGAAATCTTTTAAAACTTAAAATCTGAAAGGAGAAAAACTATGAAACCAAACACCTATGTATTAGTATTTGATGCAGAAACAAGAACATTTAACCGCACAACAGTGTCCACATTAGATGATATTTATACCAATTTAAAGTGCGATTGTTTTGATATCGCAACACGCAAAATTGGAAATACATATTATGATATCTATTGTGATGATGAAGGATTATTGAAAGAAAATCCAATTGTATCTGCAATTAATCATAATGGTAGACCAATGCTTGTTGGTAATCTTTTATTTGCTCAGCATGATGAAGAGGGTGATACCGTAGGATTAAAAGAATCTGAAGTAAAAGAAATACTTGAAAATACAGTAAAAGTAATTCTTTACAGCGGTGAAAAGTTAGATATGATAATGTGTGAATATTGATAGTTTACAGTATTTTTTATATTTAGTATAATATAAAGGAGAAAATATGAATGATGAAACGTTAGCAACAGAAATGTTGCATGAATTAAAGGCAAGTGCAAAAAGGTGGTTTATCATTGCTGTTATTGAATTGTTTATCATTCTTGGAATCACAGGAGCATTTATTTGGTATATAAGTCTTCCTGTTGAAGAATGTACAGAAGTGTATAATGAAGATGGTAATGCAAATTATATTGGCAATGATTTGAACGGAGAATTAAGTAATGGCAAGAATTAGAGTTTACAAAAGACGCAGAACAACTGGTAGAAGATGAACAGTAATACAGTTATGATTAAAAAGCTCCAAGCCGCAATAAACAAGCGGTTTGGAGCAAGACTATTAGTAAACAGTAATCAATGGTATTCAGATAAAGCAGATAAAGCAATTACCACGTGGTCAGTAAAGAAAGCTGTTTTTGATGAATCAAAAAATAAGAATGTGAATGTTGAGTTGTTTAAATCTACATCACAGATTCAGATAGTTTTATTTTTACGAGATTTGTGGTATGAACTTAACGGCTGGGAAGTTCCCACAGACAATGAAATGTGGAATGAAGTAAAACAGAAACAGGGGTTGCAGAAATGAGAAGAGCATGGGAAGCGTAGGAGCAAGAAAGCGTTCTGGGAGTGATTCAGAATCAGTTGATGTTACAGTTGCTACCGCTGATTCTAGAGCAACTGAAGAAATCACTGGACGAGTGTTAACACGTGATGACATTCCAGAATTACAGCGAGAAATGGGACAAACTGGTGATGAAGCCGGTGAGGTTAATCCCATTAGACGCAGAGACAAGATATACGTTAATACATCCAAATCATTTAATATTAATGCGTACTTAAATTCAGATGGCGAATCAATTTCAAGTCCGCATAGTGATTGGGATACAGTTATGGGCTATGATAGGAGCGCAATAAGGCGTGATATTGAGAGGATTGACAGAGGTATGAAACCGTTGCCAGAAAATATTAGTTTAACAAGATTTGTAGATGTTGATGCTATTCAGCGTATGATTCCTGGAATCGGAATTGATAAATCTAATATTCAATCTGTATTAAATACGCTTGAGAGTGATTCTTCTGCCGCAAGTAATTTTGCAACAGTTCTTAGAAATGTTGATTATACGCACAAGGCATATACATCAGCATCTTATTTACAAACACATCCATCTTATGGCAGTAGAGATATAAAAATGAATATCGTAATGCGTAAGGGAACAAATGCAATTGTTACAAACAATCATAGAGAATCTGAAATATTAGGTGCTCATGGATTGAAGTATAATTTCACCGGTGGTTTTAGAGTTGCTACAGTTACAGATGAATACGGAAGACAGAAAAAACAATTGGTGTTAGATGTCTACATCTGAGGAGGTCGTAATGACAGCAAAGAAGAATAATAGTTTTGACATTAATAGATTTACAAGTACAAAGAATGATACAGCGAAAGGAAAGGTTAAATCCGGTGGCAAAGATGCGATGAAGAAATTTAATGCGGCAATAAAGAAAAAGAAGTAATTAGCAAAAATCTGGGCCGCAAAAATTGAGGGGTTCAGAAGATATGATGTTATTAGTATTAATAGTATTATCAGCAGTAATAACATTATTAGTATCAGCAATGTATGCAGTATATTTAGTATCAATATATATGCAAGCAAATCAATAAGGTTTTATTAAATGGCATCAAAGAAAACAATAGACCCAAATCAACCATTAACAGCAAAACAGTTAGCATTCTGCCGTTATTATATAGAATGTAATAATGGAACAGAAGCGGCTATTAAAGCTGGATATAAAGAGACGAACGCTAAAACAGTTGCATCACAGAACTTGTCAAAAGCAAACGTGATGCAAGAAATTTCCAAATTGCGGTCAGAACTTAAAAAAGATTCTATTGCAACAGGTCAAGAAGTAATGGAGTATTTCACCAAAGTCATGAATGGTGAAATTAAAGACCAGTTTGGACTTGATGCTCCGTTATCAGAAAGAACAAAAGCGGCACAGGAGCTTGCAAAAAGAACAGTTGATTGGGAGAACAGAACAAAAGGAAATGCGGATGCAGTTGTGCAAATAAAACTTGATTGGTCTAGAGATTAATAGCAGATATGCTATTATATCTATATGGGGGAGTGTAAACCTGCTACTTTTCAACCTGACATATTCATAAATGTTATAAACCTCCTGATAATAGATTTGTTGCTGTACACACAAAAACACTCCCCCAATTAGTCTAATCAAGTTTTGTTTTACATAGCGCATCAAAACAAGATGCGCACTAAAGCCCAATAGCCAAGCGGTAAGGCATAGCACTTTGACTGCTATATACGTTGGTCCGAATCCAACTTGGGCTGTTTATCAAAAGATGAAAAGAGGTACTAAATGAATGTTTAAAAATTGGGCAGAAAAGTTTTCCATAAAAGCATTTAGATTAATTACTATCATATGGGCCGTACAAATGATATATGCGGCTGGTATGATAGTTTTTTCAGTTATACAGACTGGAAGCTTTTTATATCTAGATACTTTTATTACAGAAATAAATGATACTTTCAGAAAGTCTGTTATTGCTATATTATTAACAAGAACTGTTGGTAATATATTTGAATTTAATAACGGCGGTATCTTCGGAGAATCACAAAAGGAAGGAGATGATTACTTTGACGTGGACAACGTGTAGCACAATTGTATTAACGTGTTCTGTAATGACTACTTTAATCACACAAGGAATTAAGGTAGTTCTTACAGATATGCAGAAAGAATACCATTCTAATATACTTGCAGGAATCGTTTCCATTGCTGTTGGTGTATTTGCTTGTATCTGTTATGCAGTCTTTTCAAAAATCGCTGTAAATGCTGAATTTTTACTTTTTAGCGTATGTTTAGTAGTGTTGTCTTGGTTATGCGCAATGCTTGGATATGATAAAGTAATGCAAGCTATTGCTCAGATACATAAATAAAAGAAAGTGAGGTAAAAAGATGGAGAAAACAGTATTCTATACGACCATCGAAAATCAGGTAAGAACAGACGGTTCAAGAGGTCTTTTATATGACCATTTTGATGATGAAGTAAGAGCGTATGCAAAGTATTATACTATTCTAGCGGCGGCCGCAGTTTCAGAAATTCCGTATCATGCGGCATTTATCATTCGTTCAGACGGAGTTACCATTGAAGGTAAAGTGTTTGATAGAAGAGAAGAACCGGCAGTGGTTCAAGAATAAGCGAGGTACAAATATGCGTAATATATATATCGAGAAAGGGGGAGCGCACTGGATTAATGCTCCCCATGACTCCCGAGAAAGGGGGTCAGAGGCGTAAGGGAGGTGACTCCCGTGGCTAGTAGTGTGATTACAAATCCGTCAAGTGCGGTAAAAGGTGCGATAGGGTCAGTTACAAAAACGAAAACGGCAAACGACAACAATTATTTATCATCAGGCCTTAATGCAAATAACAATGTTGTTATTGCGGCATACGAATCGGCAGATAATCCGCTTGGCGTTGCGTGCACCCTTGGGCGCGTAGGAGGCGCTGTATATGCGTATCTGTATAGGGCTGATGGCACACCGTACACAGGGGCGGCATCACTTACGTTTCATTACATACCAATCGCATAATCATACAAAAGCCATAACGCCGAATTAATATGGCGAGTAGCATTATACAGAAATCGTTACAAAACGCTCTTACACCATCATTTAAATCGGCTGGGAGTGGGAGCCAAATAAAAGCGGAGAGAATAGGAAACGTAGTGTGCGTCAGTGGCGTATTAGTGCCAATTGAAGGCACAACTGTATATCAGATGAGTGGTTTACCAACAAGGGTTACGCCTTTAACAAACGGATTCGGAATAACTATGCGTAATCAGAACACTGGCACACTTCTTCAAGCATGGTCAAGCGGTAGTGATGCAATCATAGTGTCGGGAACAGCTGGTCAACTGTACGGTTTTTCATATTCTTACATCTGTCAGTAACGATTTCCCAGTGCCATATAATATATGGCTACATCAACAATACAAAAATCATTAGCATCAGAAGTTAACATGTTGACAGGTCGTTTTGTCGATATGTCTAGCGGAAGTATGTACGACATTAACGCATCGGGAATTTATTTTCTACGAGGTGCGGTAACTGACAAGCCTGTCAGTGTGGGCGGTGTGCTCTTCATTGGCGAAGCGGAAAACGGGTGGATGTCAGGACTTTTTGTGACTCTTGGCTCAGACGCCCATCTGTATAAAGTAGTTAGAACCAACGAAGCACAATGGACAAATACCACACTTATCTAGTAACACTTAACACACATAGGGCATCACCATAGAGTGGTGCTCTTACAATAAAAATTAAATAGAAAGAGGTCGTAAGAGATGAAGACAAGTTAATAAATTAAAGTTTAGGAGACATACCATTGGATATCCAAGCATTATTAGTTGCAGTTCTCAGCGGCGGCAGTGTCGTGGGACTGGTAGAGTTTTTTATACAGCGTCATGATGCTAAAAAAGGTAGAGGCGCTGAAATATTAGAAGCACTTACAAAGATTGATTCTAAAGTTGACGAATTAGAATATAAAGTTGATAGAAATGAGGCAATCATTTGCAGAGCCAGAATTTTACGATTCAATAAGGAATTAGTATTTAAAGAAAAGCATACGCATGAGGAATTTAGTCAAGTTTTGGAAGATTGTGACAAATACGAAAAGTTTTGTTCAGACCATCCAAACTTTAGAAATAACCGTGCAGTATTAAGTATTGAGAACATAAAACGATGCTATGAAAAATGTGAATCAGATGGCGATTTTTTATGTTTATGAGGTAAGATATGTCAGTTGTTGAGAATGCAATTGCTTGGATGGAACAAACAGCGAAACAAGACGCACACGGTTATGACCAACAATACAGATGGGGACAACGTGGTGATTATGATTGTAGCAGTGCCGTAATTACAGCATGGCAAAATGCAGGAATTCCAGTCAAAACACGTGGGGCAACATATACTGGAAATATGTATTATGTTTTTCGTTCTTGTGGTTTTAGAGATGTAACACAGTCTGTAAATCTTAATACAGGTGCAGGATTGAAACGTGGTGATGTTTTACTAAATAGAGCAAGACATACTGCAATGTATTGCGGAAATGGACTTGAAGTTGAAGCAAGTATAAACGAAAAAGGAAAAGCTGTTGGTGGTATTCCTGGAGACCAAACAGGTAAAGAATTTTATATTCGACAATATAGAAATTATCCGTGGGATTGTGTTCTCAGATATCAGATACCGACACCAAAAAAAGCAACAGATGAACTTGTTCAGGAGGTAATTGATGGAAAATGGAGCAAAGGAACAGAACGCCAAAAACTACTCACAGAAGCGGGGTACGACTATAACAGCATACAAAAAGCGGTCAATGAAAAACTGCGGAATAGTCAAAAAAGTATTGATACACTTGCAAGGGAAGTAATAGCAGGAAAATGGGGCACGGGTAATGATAGAAAAAATGCATTAGAACGTGCCGGTTATGATTATTATAGAGTTCAACATAGAGTAAATGAATTATTGTCATGAGTCCAATTAAGATATCAATTAAAAACTGTATTATTCCGATGTATGATGATGTATTAGAAGATGTATTTAAACATCGTCATACTCATTATGTTTTTGCCGGCGGTCGTGGTAGTACAAAATCTTCTTTTGCTGGTGGGATTTGTATTCCAATGCTGATTATGCAAAATCCTAATATCCATGCTATCTGTTTTAGAAAAGTAGGAAATACGATTCAGAACAGTATTTATTCTCAGGTAGTGTGGGGAATATATCAGCTTGGAATAGAATCACTTTTTCATATTCCCAAAACGTACAGCACGCCAATTATTTATCTTCCCACAGGTCAATGTATTTACTTTATGGGTCTTGATGATGCAAATAAAGTAAAGTCTGTAAAACCTAAATTCGGATATATTGGAATCACATGGTTTGAAGAATTAGACCAATTTGCAGGTGAAAATGAGTTAAGAAAAGTTACTCAGTCAACAATGCGTGGTGGTGATAAGTTTTGGGACTTTAGAACATTTAACCCACCTATCAGTAAAAACAATTGGGCTAATGAATATGCAGAAATTGCAGAAACACGTGAAAACACTTTAGTTATCAGAAACACATATATGGATGTTCCTGAAGAGTGGCTTGGTTCAGAATTTATCAATGAAGCAAACGAACTAAAAGAAATAAACGAACGTGCTTATATACATGAATATCTTGGTGTTCCCATTGGTACAGGCGGTGATGTATTTACGAATGCACAAGATTTAGACATGGAAAAACTGGTTGATATTACAGATGGATACGGAAATGTAATTAATAAAGTTCCTATGTGGCAAACGTTCGATGAAATCTATAATGGAATTGACTGGGGTTTTGCTAAAGACCCGTTTAGATTTGTTCGGATGCACTTTGACAGGAAAAAGTTAGATTTGTATATCTTTGATGAATATGATACAGTGAAGACAAGGAACGAAGTTGTGTTTGATATTCTTTACAATGAATTACACAAAGTTTCCAAATCAGAACTTGTAATTGCAGATAGTGCCGAAGAGAAATCTATTGCAGACTTTAGAGCATATGGTGGATATGTGCGTGGTGCAGATAAGGGACCTGATAGTGTTAGATACGGAATAAAATGGTTGCAAGGTTTACGGCATATTTATATTGATAAACGTAGGTGTCCAAAAACCTATAAAGAATTTATTGATTACGAATATGAGCAGGATAGAGATGGAAATTTTATTTCAGCATATCCTGACGCAAATAATCACAGCATTGATGCGGTGCGGTATGCACTTCAGAAGTATGCTAACAAGAAGGGAAATTAATCTATGGGAAGTATAGGAGCAAAAAGAGTTGGTGGAGCGGGTAATATGCCGCCTGTTCGTGAAACCGTCACTGATGATTATGGTAGAACTTATGATGTTGTATCAAGAGAAGAAGTTCCAACAGGTTATGAATTATGGACGAGTGGAACATGGCGTGGTGTTAACGATGATTACAATAACGGTTATGCTGTATTTGCAAAGATTACAGATTCTCATGTTGACACAGCCAACGGCGTTGTTGTTAGAATTTCAGGTGATGATGCAACTGCAATAAAAGGTCTTGATGCCGGTCATGCAACAAGTGCTGAGGTAGAAAGATATATTAAGCGTTATGATAAACCAGGAACCAAGAGCGGATACACAAGAAGAAGAGTTGAAAGATTTAAACGTGGTCTTGAAGCATTAAGAAGGTTGGGACTATAAGGAGATAATCTATGGGAAGTGTTGGAGCAACAAGAACAACAACAGAATCACCCGTTGTAGCAGATGATGGATTTATTGATAGAATTGAATTTGATAGAGATAGAGAATACCATAAATTTAAAGATAATCCAAGTGGTGGTTGGAGTTATGAGGGTGATGGTGCTGAAACAGTTGCCTGGTTTAAAGAACATTCTAATTATGATGAAATAATTAGAGGTATGACTTCTGAAGAACGAGATGCATGGGATGATGTTTGGGTTCCAGGTCGTTATATGGACGGTGAATTATATCGTCCGTGGAGCGAAATGTCTGAAAGAGCACATCACGATTTAAGAATTTTTGATAAAACACTTGACCAAGCAACTTTGGATGAAGGCATTGTTGTTAGAAGAAGAGCAACAACTGAATTTTTATTTGGTGAACGTAGAGACAGGTCTGAATTAAGTGCTGATGATTTTAAAGCAATGCGAGGTTCTATAATTACTGCTGATGCACCTATGTCAGCAGGTGCGGCCGCACACGGTTTAAAGATATCTTTTTCTGGTGCTGGCAAACCTGTCGAATATGTTATTCATATACCGGGTAAGACAAAGGGTGCTGGTATGTGGATTGGTGATAAGAGAATTAATAGTGGGTTTGGTGCTGAACAACGTGAATTTGTTGTAAATAGAGATACTGCGTATGCAGTTGGGCGTACCGTAGTAGGAAGAGACCCAGTTGATGGTGATGAAGTGTACCAAGTACATCTTTATTATGTTGGTAGAAAGAAACATAGATATAGCTAATTAATTGGTTTGACAGCGTAAGAATTATGTTATATAATATATTTAATTATAAAGTTAACAGTTATCAGAAAGAGAGGGTATCGCATTATGGCAACAACAAAGAAACAAGCACCTAAAAAATCCATGTTTGATGCTCCTGTAAGAGGAACTCAGTATGCAAAGGGAACAACAATTAAAAAGAACAAGGATGGCACCATCTCCTTAATCGAACCTAAGAAGAAAAAGTAATTCAATCAAGTTTATTATTAACATAGTCGGTGTCGTTGACATTGACTATGTTATTTTTTTAATAATGCAGTCATTAAAACATCAATTTGACAATATTAATTCTATTTTTGACGATATTGAAGCATTCTATACGTTAACTTCAGATAAAGATGCTGAAAATCGTTTATTTTCACGTGTATTTGACGTTTCTTTTATTCCGCTAAGTAATTTATATGCTGAATACGGCAATTTCTATGTAAACGCAAATTTTGCGCAAAAATCATATGATAAATTAGAGTTACCAAAGTACGATTCGAAAAATATCATTGTATGTTTCAGTGGCGGAAAAGATAGTTTAGTAACAGCATTGCATTATAAAAAGCTTGGTTATAATGTGTATCTGTATCACGTTACCGGACTAAATAAGTGCTATTACGATGAATTTAAGGCCGTTGAAGCACTTGGAAAAATGCTTGAAATGCCTGTATATATAGAAGATGTATCATACAAAGGCACACATTGCTGGACAGAGCATCCGATGAAAAATATGCTACTTGTAAATCTTGCATTACAGTACGGTATACGTGCTGGAATCGGAACAAAAGTAGCAATGGGAAATTTTTACACAAGTTCATTAGAAACAGATGCTTTTGATGTATGCGGCGGTGATTGTGTTGAAATGTGGAACGCATACGAAACAATCATAAAACGAATCATTCCAAAGTTTCATGTTTACCGTTCAAGTAAGAATTTTCAAACGACAATAAACACGCTTTTACAGCATACAGAATTAATACCAAAAACGATATCTTGTATAACTCCAAATAGATTCAGAAATCAATTAAGAGAAAAGAACAGAAAGAAATATGGTTTTCCTACGATGGAAAATAGATGCGGCAGTTGTTGGAAATGCTGTATTGAATATATTATATTTTGTGATAATAATGTATTTCCATATGATGAAAAATATTACACACACTGTTTAGAGATATTAAGAAACACAACAAAGAAAGAAACGAATGAATTGTTAAATGATGAAGAGTTATGGAATAGATGGTTATTCTATCCACGTAAGAAATCAAAATTGCTTATTGCACAATAATGTTGTATAATATTTCTAATTAAAATTTAGGAGTATTATATGCAATTAATTAAAACAATAGAAAAAATTCCATCAAAACTTTTAAGAGATAAATATATTGTTCCGCCGTTTTCAATTCTTGATGCAAAATCAGGATATTGGATGGAAAGGAAACATGATTGGGAAAGAGTATTACAAGATAGACAGAACAACATAAGAAATGTTGTTGCAAAAGGAAATACACCTTATTGCAATGCTTATACTGATACTGATAAATATTATGGTTTAACATCAAAAGGTTCCATCAGTACGTTTGACCCATTTTTAACAGAAATACTAATTAAATGGTTTAGTGCTGAGAACATGAAAATTCTAGACCCATTTGCCGGTGGTGTTGTAAGAGGTGCTGTTGCAACTATTTTAAATAGACGATATGAAGGTATAGATATCAGTACAGAACAAGTAAAACATAATTATTTTCAATGGAAATCTATTGCAACTAGATTTAATATTAAACAGTATCCAATATATCATTTAGCAGATGCGGAATATGGATTAGATACCTTACAAGATAATTATTTTGATTTTTTACTTACGTGTCCACCCTATTACAATCTTGAAAGATATACAGACGAACCAGATGATTTATCTAATCAGACTTCCTACCAAGAATTTATAAATAAGTATTCTAATATTATTCAAAAATGTTACAATAAACTTAATGAAAATAGTTTTGCAGTAATCGTTGTTGAGGAAATCAGAGATGAAAATGGAATAATGTATGGATTTGTTCCTGATACAATCAATGCATTTAAGCGGGCGGGTTTTCAATATTACAATGAAATGATATTAGAAAATAGAGTTGTAAGTTTAAAGATTCGTTGTCCAAAATATTTTGACCAGAGTAGAAAAGTGGGCAGACATCATCAGAATGTTCTTGTATTCTACAAAGGTGATACAAACGAGATAGAAAATAAATTTGGAAAATTTGAGGTATAACCAATGTCTTTTTGGTCAACTATAGCTTATAAAATAAAGGAGATAATTCACAAAATGATAGGAGCAAGAACAATTGAACAATCATTACACGTTGCACCTGTTATTTCATCTCAGATGGAAGAAGCAATTGAACTGTGGAGTGATATGTATAAAGGTGAGGCACCGTGGTTAAAAGAACCAACATTTGAAGACCCGTCTAGAGTTGTGTCAATTGGTCTGCCCGCATTAATTGCAAGTGAAAAAGCAAGAACTGCTTTAATTGAACTTGAAAGTGAAATAACAACACCAACAGAAGAAGTTGAAGTTGATAATCCTAAATATAAAGAACCTGAACCTGATGCATTTGGAAATATTATTACTTCTTCAGAACCAAAAACAATTATTGAAGACAAACCACTTACAGATACGGCACGTGCTGAGTATCTTGAATCTCAGTATAAAAAACTGAAGAAGCAATTAAGAAAACAGATTGAATATGGAATTGCAAAGGGTGGATTGGTAATTAAACCTTATGTAATTATTAATAATGATGAAGATGCAGAAACTTCAGCAGATATTGAATTTGACTTTATTCAAGCAGATTGTTTTTTCCCGCTTGCATTTGATGCCGCTGGAAAAATTACTGAAGCCGCTTTTCTTCAGACAAAAACAGAGAAAGATACGATTTATAGAAGGCTTGAATATCATAAATGGAAAGGTTCAAGCGTTCAGATTATAAATAAGGCATATAAGTCCACAAATAATTCAAATCAAGGCGATATGTCCGGACTTGATTTGGGACAAGAAGTACCGTTATCCGAGGTGAATGAGTGGAAAGATTTACAAGATAGTACAACAATTAAAAATGTTAAAAAACCGCTTTTTGCTTACTTTAAAATGCCTGAAGCAAATACAGTTGACACAACAAGTCCACTCGGAGTATCTGGTTTTAGTCGTGCTGTAAATCTAATTAAAGATGCAGATATGCAGTATTCCAGACTTCTTTGGGAATACGAAGGTGGCGAACTTGCAATTGATATTGACCGTGATGCATTAGGATTTATGGAAGATGGTTCCGGTGGATATCATTCTGTAATGAACAATCTTCAATCGAGACTTTACAGAAAGATTGATATTAGCCAAACAGGTGATACATATCAACCTTATGCACCGTCTTTACGTGATTCAAATTACATTAACGGTCTTAATACCATCTTGATGCGTATTGAAGATGTAACAGGTCTTTCAAGAGGAACACTTTCAGATGCGGCCGCTGAAGCAAGAACCGCAACCGAATTAAAGATTCTGAAGCAGAGAAGTTATCAAACGAATGCAGATATTCAGCAAGCCATTGAAGATACGTTACGAGATGTAATCTACATCATGAATGTGTATTGTGATTTGTACGAAATCACTCCTGATGGTGATTATGATGTAAACTTTGAGTGGGATGATTCTATTATTACCGATGTTGATGCAGAACTGGGTAAACGTATTACATTAATGCAAAACGGTATCTCTAGTAAAATTGAAACACGTATGTGGTATTTTGGAGAAACTGAAAGACAAGCACAAGAAGCACTTAGGCAAGTTGATGCTGAAAGTGCACAAGCAATGGAACGTGATTTGATGCAACAAGCAAATGAAACACGATTAAATGCAATGGGGATGTAATATGTATATTGGAATACGCTATTGTAACAATTGTCCGTGGTATGAAGATTGTGATTTTAAAAACAGAGGCTTTTGCTAATGTTAAGTGAAGATGCACTTGAAAAACTTGTACAACCAATCATAGATAGACAGGAAGCAATTAACACCTATGTTATTAGTATTATTGCAAAACGTATTAAAGAAATAGGTGGATTGCTTCCGTCTGATATCCATAGGTTGATACGCATATTAAAATCCGGTGCAGATGTAAGAAAAATAAATGCAGAGATTGCTAAACAAACAAGTCTTCAAGTTGCAGACATCAAAAGTTTAATTCGGGAAGTTGCACTTGATGCGTATATAGATGCTAAACCATATTATGATTATAGACATAAATCTTATGTACCATTTGATAAAAATGTGCAGTTACAACGAGTTGTAAAGGCAGTGGCAAAACAAACTGCGGATACTTATGTTAACACAGCAAAAGCACAAGCTTTTATGATTCGTGATTTAAAGCATCCTGACACATTAAAACCAACACCAATTGCACAAACTTATTACTCAGTTGTTGATGAAGCAGTCCAAGCAGTTCAAAGCGGAACAGTTGATTATAATACTGCTATGCGCAGAACACTAAAGCAACTTACAGAAAGCGGATTAAGGAGGGTAACGTATAATACTCCTAGCGGTAAAGTCTACACACAGAGATTAGATACGGCTGTAAGAAGAAATCTATTAGATGGTGTAAGAGCAATAAACCAGGGTGTGCAAGATGAAGTTGGAAAACAATTTGGTTCAGATGGAAAAGAACTATCTGTACATGAGTTTTCAGCACCAGACCATGAACCAATTCAAGGGCATCAATTTACAAACAAGAATTGGGAAGATATGCAAAGTGAAAAAGCATTTGAAGATATAAACGGAAATAAATTTCCCGCAATGCGTAGAGCAATTGGAACATTAAATTGCAGACATTTTGCATGGTCAATAATTGTTGGAGTTACAAAACCAAATTATACACAAGAACAGCTTGATGCAAATATTAAAAGGAATCATGAAGGTTATACACTATCCAATGGTAAGCATTTAACAATGTACGAATGTACACAAAAACAAAGAGAACTTGAAACACTTATCAGATACGCAAAAGATGGTCAAATAGCCGCAAGAGAAGCTGGAGATGATGAACTTGCAAAAGAGTATCAAGCTAAAATAAATAGATACACTAATGACTATAAGATATTTTCCAAAGCTTGCGGATTGAGTATAAAAACACAAAAAATGCGAGTAAGTGGATATAAACGAATTAGTGTGAAATAATATTATTTACAAATATTTGGAAATACTATATAATGACAAAGAAGTTAATGGAACTTGTCGTTCAGTGTTAACTTTCATCCAGATACCACATATAAGGCCGCGACCCCCTTATATGTGGTATTTTGCAGTTCAGCGCAAGAACAGTTAAAAAAGCGCACAATCAACCGCACACTGTAATGCGGAAATACAAATAACAGAGATAAAGATTGTAAAGGAGCAATACATGATTATTAAAGAAGTTTTTGACAAGGCAGAAAACGGTACACTTACTTACGAAGAATTTGTGGAACTTGCAAAGGGTGCAAAGTTTGAGGATATTAATGAGGGAAAATATTATTCCAAAAACAAGCACAATGATGAAATTTCCGCAAAAGACAAAGAAATTGAAACTCTGCAAAATACTATTACTCAGCGTGATACAGATTTAGCAGACCTTCAGCAGAAACTTACTGCCGCTGGAACAGATGCAGAAAAACTTACAGCACTTACAGGAGATTTTACAAATCTTCAGACAAAGTATGATACTGATATTAAGGCGTATAAAGAACAGCTTAAAAAACAAGCGTATGAATTTGCTGTAAAAGATTTTGCCAACAGTAAGAAGTTCACCAGTAATGCCGCAAAAAGAGACTTCATCCAATCAATGATTGCGAAAGAACTTAAAATGGATAGTGGAGTTATTCTTGGTGCAGAAGATTTTGTTACAACGTATTCTGCCAATAATGCAGATGCATTTGTTACTGAGACAAAAGAACCGGAACCGACTCCTGCAAAGCCAACATTTGTTAGTCCTACACAGGGCGGAAATCCTAGTCCAGTTGAATCTAATGCGTTTGCAGAAGCGTTTAACTTTATGGGAGTTCGTCCTCACGATGAATAATTAAAGGAGATAAAACTATGCCCGTTACTACGAATCAAGGCACAACTGCCGCCGCAATTAACTACGCAAAAGAATATTCCAGGGCACTTGCTCAGGCATTTCCGTATGTTCTGAACTTTGGTGCGCTGTATTCTACTCCCAACAACAATAGATATCGTTGGGTAAACGCTAAGACGATTGAAATTCCCAGCATCTCTACAACCGGTCGTGTAGCCGCTGATAGAGATACTGTTGCAATGGCTCAGCGTAATTATAGCAATGCATGGGAGACCAAGACACTTGTTAATGAACGTAAGTGGTCTACTCTTGTACATCCCATGGATATTGACCAGACAAACATGGTTGCAACTATTGCAAACATCACGCAAGTCTTTAACGAAGAGCATAAGTTCCCCGAGATGGATGCTTATACCATTTCCAAGATTTATGCTGATTGGACAAAGATTGACGACCCTACGGCAGAAACAGCTGGTACAAAGAGAGCGGCTGATACCACAGAACTTACTACAGCAACTGTTCTTCCCGTATTTGATGCTCTTATGCTGAAGATGGACAACGAACGTGTGCCTGCAAATGGTCGTATCCTGTATGTAACTCATGAAGTTAACTATATGCTGAAAGAAGCTGAAAAGATTAGCAGAAGCATTGATGTTACATCTGGTCCTAATGCTATTGATAGGCGTGTTAACAGACTTGACCAGGTACAGATTGTTCCTGTTCCGTCCACGCTTATGAAGACCGCTTATGACTTTACTCAGGATTGGGCTCCTGCGGCATCTGCAAAACAGATTAACATGATGCTTGTTCATCCGCTTGCAGTTATTACTCCCGTATCTTACACATTCTCTAGACTTGATGCTCCTAGCGCACTGTCTGAGGGTAAGTACACTTATTACGAAGAGTCTTTTGAGGATGTATTTATCCTTAATAAGAAGTCTGGTGCTATTCAGTTTAACGCCGCTGAGTGATGAGGTAATATATGTCTTTAGTAGATAATGTTGTATTAGTGCAACGTGATAATGTTATCTTACGAATTGACCGGTCTCAAATTGCTGAGTACATGAATAAGGGCTATAATGTCATTGATGCTAATGGCAACATTATTCAAAAGACAATTCCGACCGATGTGTTAACTCTCCAAGCCGAATATAAGCGTCAAGAAGATGAAATCTTGGCGCTTGAGGCCCAAGTAAAAGAGTTAAAGGCTCAATTACGGAAGAAAACCAAGAAATCTACAACTGATTAAATTAGGAGCGGTTATATCATGTATTTAACTTATGAAGAATATACTGAAATGGGTGGTGCATTAGATGTAACCGCTTTTAATGATTTAGAATATGAAGCAGAATCTTATGTTGACTGGGTAACATTCAACAGACTGCAAAACGAGGAAGAAATTCCTAAAAAAGTAAAAACTTGTATTTATCATCTGATAAAATTAATTTTACAGCAGACAAGTATTTTAAATCCAAATGCTGATGTGGTAGAGTCAAGCGGCGTGTCAGCAACTGGGATTGCAAGTCAATCCAATGACGGAGTATCTATTAGTTATAATGTCCTGTCCGCAAAAGATGCTCTTGAATTGTCAAAGACTGAAGCTAATAAGTTAATTCACAGATATTTACAAGGTGTTACTAACAGTCTAGGACGTAAACTGTTATATAGAGGAATCTATCCAAATGAGTAATTATCCTATTTGGTGGGATACTACTATTACAATCTTTAATAGATTTGAAGACCCGCAAACACAAATTGTTACTTGGTTTAAAACTGTTGTTCCTGGTTGTTTTTGGAAATATACAGGTGATAAAGTAACTGTTGGTGAAACAGTTCTTGAAACCAATAACATCATTTGTCGTATACCGGAAAATTCAAACTTTAAAGAAAAGTATGAATGGATAACACTTCCCAATGATAAGATGGAAGAATTTTTTACACTGGGTAAAGGTGATATAATCATTCGTGGAGAAGTATCCGATACAATAGACGAATATATATCAGGTAAACGTTCTACTGATTTAATTGCCAAATATAAGGAATTGCAAGGTTGTATGGAAATACAAGAGATTGCAATTAATGTTGGCATAGGACGGAACAATCCACACTATTATGTAAAGGGTATCTAGTATCTATGTCAGATGTTATTAAATTTAATGTGGAAGTTGATGAAACAACACTTAATACTGCTTTACAAGATTTAATAACGGATGATGTGATGTTGCAGATTCAAAACCTGTTTGCAAAAACAATTAACCCGTGGGTACCATTCCTAGAAGGTCCGTTGTCTCAAACATTAGAGATAACACCTGAGTATGTGCGATATCTACAGCCATACGCTCATTATCAATATGTCGGTGATAATTTTAACCATACGATAGATTATCATCCGCTTGCTTCAGCCAGATGGGATAAAGTAGCAATGCAAACAGAACTTGAATCGTTTGAACAGCAGATACAAGATATATTAGCTAGGAGGGCAAGAGACTTATATGGTTGATAAGAATCAAGCAGTTATAGATTTTCTTATAACTTGCCCTTCTATTAAAAATAATCCGTTGTTTTTCAACTTTATTAATGCAAAAGATAACAATAAACAGTTATTAACAGTCGCAAACGATAAACGATTAAACAGGGTTTATATTGATGGTAGTGAATTAAAGAGATATACATTTACTATTATTGATTTTAAATCTATAGCGTATCGTGCAGTTGTCAAACAGTCGGGTTATTCGGATGAAAATGTTGAAGATATGCTCCAAGTCCAAGATATCATTGATTGGATAACAGAGCAGGCTAAAAACAGAAATTATCCCAACTTTGGAGAAAACTGTATTATTGACAGTATGCAGGCATTGACAGACAATCCAAATTTAAATGGTATTGATAGTAATGTCACACCGGCACTTGCAAAATATAGTGTATCAATTCAAATTGAATATATAGATACATCTGGAGTTATTTGGGAGTAATGAAAGGAGCACACAATGGCAGTAAAACAATTTGACCTCAGTGCAGGACAGAGAGCCGAAAGAAAACTTCTTATCACTGTTGCAGAGTGGACAGAAGGTGAATCTCAAGTAAGAGAAATTCTTGGTACCAGAACTCCTGATTCCAGCATTGAGTACAATCCTGAGATTGAAACATCTACAGATATTCTGGGTATCAATTATACTGATATTAACAGAACTCAGCCTCAACAGGATTTTGACCCGTATCTTGTTCTTGGTGGTTCTAAACTTGGTGCAAAGCTGAATGATATCAGGAAGAGAAACGCACTTTCTGAACTGAATCAGTTTACCCTTTATATCATTACTGCATTTATTGGAAATGCAGAAAGTGGATATGAAGCAGAAAAGCACGTAAATTGCACAATCACGTATAACAGCATGGGCGGTGAATCTAATGTAAACTTCCCCATTTCTGTATACTTCAGTAATGACTCTGTTACAGGTAAAGTTGATAAACTTTCTGATGATTTTACCTTTACACAGGATGCAACTGTAGGAGGCTGATATGTCTTTAGTTAACACGAACGACAATGTTATTGATATTAGTTTAAAACAAACGGCGAAGAAGAGGTTCAGAATTGATGGTGATGATGATAGAATCCTTGAACTGAACACTTCTGATATGTCGATTATTAACAGACTTAATACCATTTATCCTAAACTTCAGCAACTGGCAACAGATGCGGCAACTAAACTTGATGTTGGTGAGGAAGAAGATACTCAAAAGGCTCTTGATGCTTCCGCAAAAGCACTCACAGAAATTGATACAGATATGCGTAATCTGATAGATGAGTTATTTGATTCCAATGTATCTGAGGTGTGTTGTGTTAGTGGGTCAATGTACGACCCGTTTAATGGTAAATTTAGATTCGAACATATCATTGAAACGTTATCAGGATTGTATGAAACTAATCTGAAGAACGAATTTAACAAGATGTCGAAGAATGTAAAAAAGCACACTGATAAATACATTAAACCAAATAAGTAATGTACAATATACCAACAGAAATTGTAGTAGCAGAACAATCCTTTGCCATAAGAAATAGAGGTGATTTTCGAATGGTATTGGATTGTTTTGTTGCTTTACAGGATGCTGAATTAACAGCAGAAGAACGAATTATTGCAAGTTTAATAATCTTCTATGAAGATTTAAATGGACTTGAAGATTTAAATAAATTACCTGATTTACATGAAGCAGTTATTAAGATGTTTGAATTTTTTAACTGTGGTCAACCTGAACATAAATCTGGTAGTAATTTAAAATTAATTGATTGGGAACAAGATTCTCAATTAATATGTTCCGCTATAAATAAAATTGCGAATACTGAAATAAGAGCGGTTGAATATTTACATTGGTGGACATTTATGGGATATTATATGGCAATAGGTGAATCACCTTTATCCACTATAGTATCTATTCGGCATAAAATGCTCACAGGTAAAAAGCTTGAAAAGTATGAACAGCAATTTAGGCGAGAAAATCCGCAGTATTTTACGTGGAATTCCAAATCGGTCGAACAACAAGAAGCAGATAACCTAGCAAAGGAATTATGGAATAGCGGAGGTTAATATGCCCGATTTAGATGGAAGCATTAAATTAGGTGTTGAATTAACTCCTGAAAGTGTTTCAAAAACAGCAGATAAACTTAGGAAAAAGGTAGAAGGCATTTTTGATGCGAGTGCTGGAAAAAAGTTAGATGCATCCTTTAAGTCCACTCAAAAAACAATGTCTGACCTTTATACTAAGTCTGTAGAGTTGTCGAAACAGTTGGATGAGATTGGTAAAACTCAAGTTCCTACAGAAAACTATAAAGAATTACAAGCGTTACTTGAACAAGATAGAAAAGCGGCGGGTAATTTGCTTGAAAAAATGGAAAGATTTACTGAATTAGGCGGTTCCAAAGAGTCTAAAGGTTATATTCGGATGCGTATGGATATGGAGCAATTACGAGACTCCATTGAAAATACAACAAACGAAATGAAAACCATGAGAACTGAGGGTACCGCTTTTATGTCAGGTACCGACACAGCAAAATATCAAGATACTCTTAATAAATTAAATGATGTAAATAATAGAATCGTTATTGCTACCACAAGAGCGCAAGACCAAATAGCCAAAAGTGATGAAAAAGCACAACAGGCGGCAATTAAACAGATTGAACAGGAAAATAAAAAAGCTGATGCTATAGAAAAAGCTGTTGCACGACAAACAGCGGCACTTGAAAAACAGATTCGTGAAGAAGAAAAAGCGGCGGAAGCGGCACAGCAACAAAGCGTAATTGATGCTTATTACAATTCCACAGGTTCTGAAATTCAGCCTACGCTGATGAACAGCTATTTAGGTGAAATTAAAGAGAGGTTCCAAGAAGCACTTGTTGCTATGCCAGATAGAGCAAGAGAAGCTATTGCAAATCTTGGTTCTAGATTCGTTTCATTCGGAAAAACCGCTGTTGGTGCTCTTAATAACGTAAGAAAAAGATTAGAGGACGTTCACAAATCTAGTAAGTCTACAACATCCGCATTGGGAACATCTTTAAAACGTTTGTTGTTGATGAGTATTGGTGTAAGAAGTTTATTTGCGCTGTTTAGAAAACTTAGAAGTGCTGTTATAGACGGAATTAAAAGTATTGCTCAATTTAATGGTGGGACGAATAGTGTTAATTCCGCAATTTCTCAATTACAATCATCTTTAAATTATTTAAAAGGTAGTTGGGCATCAGCATTTGCACCAATTATCGAATTTGTTACTCCAGCACTTGTAAAAATAATGGATTTAATTTCTCAACTTGCAACACGCATTGGAATGTTGTTTGCGGCATTGGGAGGTAAATCAACATTTATACAAGCGAAGAAGGTACAAACTGATTTTGCCGCTAGTCTTGATAAAACAGGTAAAAGCGCAGATAAAGCCGCTGGTAGTTTAGCTGATTTTGATAAGTTAACCGTACTTACAACAAATGATTCTTCAGGTGCCGCAGGTGGTGGCGGTGCAGGAGATGCATTTGAAGAAGTGCCGATTGATTCCAAAATATCTGATATGGCAAGTAAATTAAAAGATGTCATTGATGATATTTTCCAGGTATTTAAAGATGCTTGGGCTAATAAGGGTCAATTAGTTATTGATGCTTGGAAATATGCGTTTGAACAACTGAAACAGCTTGCTATTGATATAGGCAAAAGTTTCATGGAAGTTTGGACAAACGGCACAGGCTTACGATTTGTCGAAAATATCTTAACTCTTGTTGCTGAAATTGGTTTTTGGATAGGTGATATAGCACGTGCGTTAGATGAAGCGTGGGTTGAAGCTGGAAGAGGAACAGCATTAATTCAAAGTTTCTTTGATATGCTGAATGCAATATTAGAGTTAATTATTTCCATCAGTCAAACAGCAAGAGAAGTTTGGAATGAAGGATTCGGTGTTCAACTCTTTGCAGATATATTAGAGATTATAACTAATATAAATGAATCTGTTGCTAATCTTGCCACAAGATTTAGAGAAGCGTGGGAATCAAACGAAACAGGTAAATCTATATTACAAAATATAGCAGATTTAATTCTCGTTATTTCAGGAACTGTAAATGGCGTTACTCAGAGTTTTAGAGAGTGGACAGAAGGCATAAGTTTTGAACCGTTACTTGATTCCGTAGACAGAGTTACAGGTGCTCTTGCTCCACTTGCTGGAGATTTAGGAGACGGTATTAAGTGGTTCCTTGATAACATATTGTTACCGCTTGCATCTTGGACAATTGAAGACGCTGTTCCCGCATTTCTAGATTTATTCGCAACCGCACTTGATACTCTACATAAAATTATAGAAGCCGCAAAACCTGCACTTGAGTGGTTTTGGGATGAAATTTTACAACCGCTTGCAGAGTGGACTGGTGATTTAGTCATTGATGCGTTTAAAAAATTAAACGAAAAATTAAAAGAGTTTGGTGATTGGATTACAGAACATCAAGAGGGTGTGGAAACGTTTGTAACAATTCTTGCTACATTAGGAACAACTGCTTTAGTTGCAGTTGGAATTTTTACAGCAGTATCAACCGTGCTAAGTATCGTAAGTACTGTTATGGGAGTTGTAAGCGCCGCAGGTTCCGTTTTAGCAGTAGTGTTTGGTGCTATATCTGCACCTGTGTTAGTTGTAATCGGTGTTATCACTGCGCTCATTGCAATTGGTGTTGCTCTTTATCTGCATTGGGATACTGTCAAAGAAAAAGCCAAAGAAATTTGGGATAAGATAACATCTACCATTAAAGAAAAAGTAGATGCGATGAAAGAAAAAATTTCCGAATTTATCTCAACTGTAAAAGAAAAATGGAATGACTGGTTAAACAATATCAAAGAAAAAGCACATAACGTATGGTCCACTATTCATAGTTCTATTACAACTTTTATTGCAAATATAAGAGAAGCAATTGTAAATAAAATATTAGATATTAAAGAATTTTGGTCGAATGTTTTTGATTCTATCTATCAAAAAACATCAGATATCTTTAACGGAATATTAGATACCATAAAAGGTATTGTAAATTCTATACTGAGTGTTGTTGAATCAATGGCAAACGGTATTATAGATGGTGTAAACGGTGCTATTAATGCATTTAATAGTCTGAGTGTTGATATTCCTGATTGGGTACCTTTTGTAGGCGGTAATTCGTTTAGTCTTAACATTCCTACACTTGGTAATGTAAGTCTTCCTAGACTTGCACAGGGCGCAGTTATTCCGCCTAATAGAGAATTTATGGCAGTGTTGGGTGACCAGAAACATGGTACTAACATTGAAGCACCGGTTGACACTATTGTGGATGCTGTAAATATTGCAAATGGTGATTTAGTTGCATATATGCAGGAATTAGTAGAATTAACACAACAATTAGTGGAAAAAGATGTTACAATAACATCAAGAAGCGTTTTTGATGCAGTACGCACGGAGAATCAAAATTTTATGCGAAGAACTGGTAGAAGCGGTTTTGCATATTGAGGTAATATATGTCATACAGCGGATATTTAGTAAAACTTGGAGATGCAACATTTCCAATGAATTATATTCTTACTAATTCTTACAAAACAAAACCGAAGCAGAGACAAGATATAAAACCATATCGTGATGCGGAAGGTAAACTGCATAGAAATGTTGTAAGCCACAAACCCAGTACGATTGAATTTCAACTTAGGAATCCTACGAATACGATGGTTGCAAATGTGAATGCGCTTTTAAACGGCGCATTCACAAATGCCGATGAGCGTAAGTTATCCATTACATATTATGTGCCTGAATCAGATGATTACCAAACCGGTGAATTTTATATGCCAAACCCTGAATATAGTATTAATCATATTCAAGATGGGATAATCTATTATAATCATTTTACGCTTGAATTTATTGAATATTAAGGAGCATAAATGATAGTTGCAACTCCTGAAGAAAGAAATGCTTGGCAAAGCGGTCTTCCTAAATCCTTAACATTATCGTTTTCAAACGGAACAACAATTACTGATTCTGCAATTGCTTCTGAGTCAGCAGAATTTGAATTGTCCATAGCGAATGATGCACAACTTAAATTCGGACAATGTGGTGCAGGTTGTTTTAAAGTACGACTTCTCAATACTGATGTAGAGTATAAAGGACTGAGCGTAGTTCCCACGTATTCAGTTGGTACTTATACATACAGATTGGGAAGTTTTGTTGTATATTCAGACACTAAAACATCGGATAATATCTATAGAGATTTAGTTTGTTATGATGCACTTGGTGAAATTCTGCAAACAAATTATTCTGATTGGCATAACTCACTGACTTTTCCTATGACTGTGCGTCAATACAGAGATGCATTTTTCCAGCACGTAGGAATAACACAAGAGAGTGTCACATTACCAAATGATTCTGTGACAGTTAATAATAATTTTGTCGCAGAAATGTATAGTGGTGATGATTTATTAACATCTATCTGTGAAATTAATGGTACATTTGGTTATTTAAATAATAATGGATATTTTCATTATGTTGTTCTCAATGATGAAACTGTTCAAGATGGTGGCGAACTAGATGTTTATGTACAAGGTTCTTTAATTTATGAGAATTATGAAGTACAGCCCGTAACACAAGTACAAATTAGACAAACAGCAGAGGATGTTGGCGGTATTGCAGGAACAGCAGGTAATACATATATAATTCAAGATAATCCTCTTATGTATGGTAAATCAACGAATGAGTTACAGCTTATTGGTTTACGATTTATCAATGCTGTTCAACATTTTAAATATGTTCCACTGACAGTAGATATTCCAGCCGCTCCGTGGATACAGATTGGAGATTTTGTTGAATTTGAAAGTGGTTCCGATACTGTTAAAACACTTGTATTACATCGTGTAATGAGTGGTATAACGGCATTAATGGATGCGCTTGAATCCAAGGGTGAAGAATATTATTCAGAACCTGTTAATTCCACAAATAGAAGTGTAAAAATTTTACGACAAAAAACAAATGAGTTAACAAGAACAGTTGATGAAAATACATTAAAGATAACTGGTTTAACAAGAACAATGACCACCACAACTGAACAAATTGCTCTGTTATCTCAGACTGTAGATGGACTTGAATCACTTGTTGAAAAGAATGTAAGCGGATTTTTCTTCAATTGTGTTCCAAAAGATAATAATGATGGAACACTAACTATAACTGCCCATTTTTATCTTGGTCGTGAAGAAGTCACTAAAGATTATCCAGAACAATGCTATACTTGGTGGAAAAAGACAGAAGATGGTAATGAATATATTGGATATGGTTATTCGATAACTGTTATTAAGAATGAATACGGCTATGGTGGTGAAGTAGAAGCATCATTATTATTACTTGTCGAACGATACCCAGAAGTATCACAAGGTCGACTTGTATTTAGTAAAAACATGGTTGCTAAACAATTAATAGCATTACAAGGTGCTATTGCGTTTAGTGAGGGTTATCCGATTATATCTGACCCTAATACTTGGGACGATTTTTATCCAGTATTTGGATATGATGATGAAACAATGCCGCTTGAAGGAAAGGAGAATTAAATGGCTACTGCTGATGTAAATGTTAATGCATTAACTACTGTAACAGTACCAACAAATGTTGATAGTATGGTAATGGTTGACCGAAATACAAATGAAGGTCGAATTATTGATTACAATACGATGGCCAATTTGATTGCGAATAAATCAAAAGTGCTTATTGTAACCAGTAACAATGCAATTACATCATTACCGTATACTCTTAATAGTACAAACGCAACGAATGCCGCAGATATTACTGCTGATATGGTGGTTATTAATTCAACACTTGAAACACCGTCTGCTCAGACAAGTGATTGGACTGCTAACACTTCTGCGGGACAAGCAGTAATTAGTGGTAGTGTTGCATCACCAGGAACAAAGGTAACTTTATATCTTGCTGTTAAAAAGAGTTAAATAATATGAGATTTGTACAAGAAATTTCCGTATTTA